TCAACCCCAAGCATGGGACACATTGACTCTTTCAATGGCCTGTCTCGCCAGCTTCCACCGCTCGACGCGGCGGGTGTAAACCTCGCTCGTCTTGGCTTCGGAATGGCCGAGAATCGCCATGATCTCGTACTGGCTGCACCCAAGTTCGGCTAAAAGTTCAGCCAGGCCCTTGCGCACGCCGTGGGCCGAGAGGTGCCCGAGGTCGGCGTCCTTGCACCAGCGCTTGAACATAGCTGACATGCTGTCTCCGCTCGAAAACGGCTTTCCACCGCGACCCAAGACATAGGTTGCGCCTTGCACCTTCGGTGCCCTTGTTGCCTCCTTCAGGGGCGGCAGGAGCGGTATCAGCACCTCGGACGATCCTTTCTTCAGCGGAGTCCAGCGCAGCGCCTCTATGCCGTCTATGAGGCATTCGTAGCCTCGCCCAAGGATTGTCAGGTCCTCGACCCGACAGCCGGTCCACAAGAGCCCCGACATGGCGACATGCGCCTTGCTGCCCGGCTTGTGCTTCCTGAAGTACGCTCTCACGTCAGCGGCCTTCCACGGCGTTGCCCCGTCGCCTTTGACGTAGACCGACTTGATGCCACGCGCCGGGTTGGTCTGGACATACTTCCGCTCTGCCGCCCAATCGTACATGACGGCGACGGCCTCGATGAATGCATCGGCCTGGGCTGGGGTTGCACCCATGCCGTCGTGCATCTCGAGCAGCTTTTCTTGCGGGATCAGCATCACTTTGTCCGGCTTGACCAGCAGACGGTTCAAAAGGTTGCGTTTCTTCTTCAGCGTTTTGTGACTGGTCGTCTTGGCCTTCACGCGGCCTGCCAGGTATTCGAAATAGGTATTGACCAGCCAGCCGATCGACCTTGGCTTGGCGTAGTCGGAAGCAACCTTCAGCGGCTCGGGCTTTTCACCCCGGCGAGCTGCGAGATACTGGCGTTGGAAATCATCATGCCCCGGCCCGCAATGAATGCGGATGCGTTTCTTCGGCTCGCCTTCCGGGCGTACGCGGTATCGCTTGTTGCCAGACGGCAACGGCTCCTCAATGAGCCCGGCATAGTCGACTTTCATTGGCCTCACCATTTTTCGAGGCCTTCATCCTTCTCGGGTGCCGTTCCGCCATCAACGCGGCCGCAGTGGATTTCGACGTGACCACCGATCACGCACACCTTGTCCACAGGCACGCCGGACGCCTTCATGGCCGCCAGTGCTGCCTGGATAGCGGACCGGCTGGCGCGCAATCTCCTTGGCTCTGGCGCCAACGTCCGGCTCATCTACTCGCCCCCATGCTCTGGCACTGGTTGGGAGGCGAGACGGGGCCTGTCCTCGTGATCGCAAAGGATGCTCTGGACGATCTCGTAGTCCGGCAAAACTCGCCCGTCTGGCCTTTCGAGGTAATAGGAGTCCCTGCCTTCATCGCCAGCGACAAGGTTCAGGTGCCCGAACTTCATGTAAGGAACATCGTGATTGGGGCCGATGCCTTTGAAGCCGAGGCACTGCTTGTACATGTAGTGGCGCTTGCGGCGCGCACCGATGAAGTGGAACACCTTGAGCACATCTCCGGGCGCAATCGGGATGCCGCGCCTGTCGTGCAGACAAAGGTTGCCGATGGAGCCGGTCATGCTGCACCTGCCTTGGAGGCGAGAGCGGCCTCGTCTATGATAGCCCACGACTTTTCATCTGGGCAGTCGCAAACCACGGAAGCCAGAGCAACGAATAGGTCACTGACCGCTCGGCTATCACCGGGCTCCGATAGCGACAATTGGTCAACCGCAACTGCCAGCGCCTTCCGCAGACGGGCTATCTCCTCAAGGCGTTCCTTGACGCGATTGACGAGGCTTTGCCCGCCTTCACGAGTGGCATCGGGGCCGCCGAGCAGATCCCAGACCTGGTTGACGATGGTGTTGTTTTCGACGGCGCTCCAATCCGCAAGGCGCAAGGCTTCGTCGCGTTCGCGGGTCAGACGGGCTATCTCCTCTTGGGAGGAGGCGCGTTCTGCCATAAGCGCATCGGCAACCGCTCGATATAGGTTTGAGCATGAGATCGGAGCGTCTAGGTACTGGCCGGCAATCCGTGTTGCGATCTGGTCAATGTCGGCTGGCGTCTCGATCAGCTTGGCGATGGTCATTGGCGGCACCCCATCTGCTTGCCATTGGCGTCAAGGCGAGGCGTCAGGCCACTATGCGCTAGGTACTGGCATCCGGTCCCCGCGTCGGTCAGCAATGAAAATCCAGACCGCGCGCCCGGCGGGTCTGTGTCATCCTTGCCGAAATCGAACACCCACCATATGGTGCCCAAGATGGCAATCGTTATCAACATTGCTCGGATATCGCGGGCAAGCTTCTCGGTGTGGCTCATTCTGGCTTGCTCCCGGAGGTTAGGGCGAGGCGGCCGGCGTTGGCGACTTGCTCGACCACGGACGCAGGCGCGGGCCTTGAGCCCTGCAATAGGCCACGACCGTCGCAGTAGTCGCAGCCGCCCATGCTTCGGAAATACCCTCCTCCACATCCTGCCGTGTACATTTGGTTGCGCTGACCCTCGCCGTTGCACAGGTCGCAAATCCTGGCGAGAAAGCCCTCCTGCATTTTGGCTAGCCCGGCACGTAATTCGGCGGCATGTTCCTCCTCGCGCCCGTAGGCGATTGACCAAGCCGCGCTCATGTCCGCTTTCCTTGCGGGGCGGCGGGAAGCGGCATCCAATCTGAAGGGGCCGGCTCGCTATCGGCCTCGTCCATCCAATACGCTTCTCCGTAGCCGTTCTCGTGCCACCAGCAATCGAAGTAGTGCCCCTTTTCGTAGGCAAGAAACTTGCTACCATCCCTCGGCGCAGTTTCAATCGGTCGCCAGCCCTCTGTAGGGGGAAGGGTGGTGCGGTCGAGGGCGGAGAGCGGGCAACTCTTCGGATGCCCGGCGTGTTCCGCCAAGCAGACGCCGCCTAAATCGCAATTGTGCGGGCAGGGAGTCGGCCACGACTGTGCGATAACCGCCTCGGCTTCGTCAAGCCGCTGACGGTAGAGACCGCCGTCAAACTTCGGATTGTTCCGAAGCAGGAAGCGCATCTCGTGAGCCAAGTTGGTCAGCGCCTTCACCGCTAGTTCTCCCTGTGTGGGGGAAGTGGGCTTTTCGTTGGTCATGCTGCAAGCCTCCGCTGTTCCTGAATATGAGATGCAGCCGCCCGACCGATGAATTCTGAATATGCGGGCGGGATGGATTCCGACAACTCGCGCCGGTTCATCCAATCGATTCCCATGGCCTCACAAGCTTCCGCATGGGGCACGGAATGCCCTTTCGTTTTGCCACGATCTTTTTTTGGTCCAGTGCCGGCGCCCCGCGATCGACGCAGCGCCGACCAGCCGAACACGATCAGCCAGTCACCCGGATGGCCTTTCGGGCAAGGGTGCGTAAGCACTGGGAATGTGGCTTCGAAAAGCCGATGACGTTTCACGTTCAGGCCGAACGTCAGCCCGCAGAGAGTGAACGGGTCGATAAGCGGTGCGCCGGGGACATTCTCGATGACGTACGGTGTGCCAGACGCCATGAGCCGTTGCCGGATTGGGGCTATCAGATCAGGATGGTGCTTCTTTTGAAGCGGCGCCGCTGCCGTGTACTTCTGGCATGGTGGTGACGCCCAGATGAAGTCAAACCCGTCGAGTGGAAACGTCAACGCATCGGCCTGGTAGAACGCATCGCCACAGTACCGAGGCTGCTGGGCGATATCAACGCCGGTGACATGGAAGCCGGCACGTTGTAAGCCCTTGGTGGCGCCGCCGGCGCAGCAGAAGAGATCAAGCGCTCTCACAGCCCATGCTCCTCTATCGTGGGAGCGGAAAGGGCGGCATATTCAGCTTCGGAGATCGCAAGCCAGCCAGCGCCGATATGGTGCCATTCGCCTGCGCCATCCTTCACATAGATCGGCTTGTCGTCGGTGAAATGATATCGGGCCACCGTTCCCGTTTGTGCTACGGGTGGAGTGGCGGAAAGGGCGGCTTCGAAAAGCTTATCTGTCAGCCGCCAAGCGTTGATGTAGTGGCCGTCGTTCAACTGTTCCCCAGTGACGACATCCCAAAGGGCTTTTTTAAGCGGTGGCCAGCGCTTTGCTTTATCCTCGTCAAGTTCATTCTCGTAGCTCGCCACCACCGGCTCTGCGTTCCTGGTAAGGGCGGCGGCGGGCCGATCATACAAAGGCAGCCACCCGGCGCCATTGCCCTCATTATCCGCGCGAAAGAACCATTTGAACTTGCCGCGATACCGCCAAGCCACCGGTTCGCTCGCCCCCTCTGTCGCCTCACCATCTCGAAGGGCGGAGAGGGTGCCGAGGACATGCTTTAGTGCGCGCCGCTGGTGCCCATGCACCTTGCCGATTTCATCGACTGGCATCCCGAAAATGCTGAAAAGCGCCAGCCGCTGCTCGTCAGATATGTCGCGAAAAAACCAAAGCTGAACCTTCTCCAGCCCGCGCGCATCGAGCGCCTTCGCATCCTGGGTCATGAACGGGGTCCTTGGGCTTTGGCGATGGCTTCGCGGGCGGCTTGAAACACCGGCGCTGGAGATGCGATATTGTCCGCCCACGTCTTGACGCCAAGCAGAGCCTCCAGCATGTCTGGAGCGGCGGCAATCAGGCGGGCGCTGGCTATCTCCTCCGCATCTGGGCCGTCGCCGTCGCCGTCGAACTTGGCAAGAACGCGGTTCGATGGCGCGTCAGTCTGAACGATGTATTCGCCCTCTCGATATTTGGACCAACGTGCGGTCCACTCTCCCGGCGTATGCTTCGGAGCTTCGTTCACAGTGCGCTCCTGTCTGCTAAGCGGAGACGGGAGGCATTGAAGCCGAGCGCCTTGCGAGCGATCTCCTGCATGGAGCGCGCGGCGCTTTCGAAATGGCCGAAGTCAACGGCAACGGCGTCGATGCTTTCGAGCGCGTCGAGATATTTCTGAGCGTCCGAAATGTACCTACGCTTTTCGGTCTGGCGGTAGGCTCTGAGACGAGCAGCCAGCGTTTCCATTTCGCTTGCAATGTGCGATACTGGCGTCCGGCTGGAATACTCTTCGATTGCCGCTTCCGCGTCCTGGAGCAAGTCGTCCGCGCCACTGTCCCATTTGAAGACAGCAGCGTAGAAGCCGCGAATGTTCCCGGCGATCAGCGTCCGCTCGTCTTCCGAGAGGCTCGACGGCTTCGCGAGCAATTCGCTGATGTAGCGATCCACAACTCCGAAATGTGCAACTTCTGCTTTGGTCTGCTCGATATCGTTCATGGTGTTGTCCTCGATGCGTAGATGAGCTTGGGAGGCAAGCTCTGCCTTGATGGGCGGGATGGTTTGTCGGGTTTCGCGAAGGGCGCGGAACGGATCTTGCCGGCGGGACGGATGGCGCCGCTGGCCTTGTCGCGGGCGCGGTCAGCCTTGCGAATCTTCACGATGCGCTCTGCTGTTTTTTCCTTATGGCAAGGTCCGCAAAGAACCTGGGCATTTGCCAGCACAGGCTCGCCGCCTAGAGCGTCTTCAAGGATATGATCGACTTCGGCACCGCCAGCCTTGAGAGCGGCCTTGCAGCGCTCACAGTGGCCGGCAGCGCGGGCAATGGCTGCTGCCTTGACCTTGCGTGGGAATTCGCGTCTCACGAACGCATCTCCCGCAAATCGCGGTCAAGTTCCCGCGCAAGATCCTCTGCTGCTTCCCTGTTGATCTGGTCTCGCTGATAGGCTTCGAACATTTCAACGTGAGGAGGGGTGTTCACCTTGTCGGGGATGCGGACCGGATGGGCGCGGCGCCAATAAAATCGGGTCATGCTGCAATCTCCATGAACGCTAGGTGCTTCCAGCTTTTCCCGCGCTTGATCAGCGAGATGCTCACGGCGGACACGCCGTATTGGCGGGCAATCTCAGCTTGGGATTTCGTTGCGGCCGCAAGTTCAGCCTTGATGGCGATGACCAATTCATCGGTCAGTTTTGCCATTCCATTGCCTGCGCCGTGAGCATGGCGCGCTTTATTGCAGCAGTCGTCTTTGTTATCCTTCGCCGTCCCCAGGAATAGATGGGACGGGTTGACGCAAATCCGGTTGTCGCACTTGTGGCAAACCATCATCCCGGCTGGGACAGGCCCATGCGTGCGCTCGAAAAAGAATTTATGCGCCCTGATGGTTTTTCCGTTGTCCTGCAACCGGCCATAGCCGCTGACTAGACGGGAGCCTGCCCACTCCCAGCAACCATTGCTGGCGAACTCGAAATTAATCAGGTTTCTGACTGTGAGTTCTTGCTGACGCTCTTTCTTGTGGAACTCCAAGTTACATGTCTTGGAGCAAAACCGTTTGGCCCGTCGCCCCAATTCTTTAGTGCAATTCTCGCAAGGCATTATGCGGCCCTTTCTTCAAGGAAACTTAGCGGGTCGATGCCGTAGGTCTTCGCGAGCCATTCCTGGCTGCGCTGAAAGAAGGCGTCGAAGGTGGGTTCATCCATGCTTTCGAAGGCGATGGAGCCGGGGACCAGCACCATCATTCCATTGCGCAGCTTGACCGGCGTCCCGTAGCCAAGCTCCAGCTTGATGGCTGAATGCAGGGTTTCGGAATTGGCGGCGCACTCCGTGGCCTCGACCACATAGGATAGCATCCGCCAGTAGAGCCGAAGCTTGGGGACAGACCGGCTCTGCCTGATCTCAACGCGAACCCGCTCCCCCTGCCTGATTGCCTCAATGCGTTCCAAGTCGGCGCGCATTTCCGGTGCCAGGACATTGCCCTTGCGGATCATGAAGATGGGAGCGGTTTCCTTGGCCATCAGAAGGGTATCGAATCCGCGTCCAGATCGCTGGCGCGCTCGTCGGGTTGTTTGCCCTGGTAGCCGCCCTTGATCTCGGCCGCGCGTTCCTGCTTGGGCTTCGCCGCCAGCGAGAAAAACAGGCCCTTGGCACCCGTCTTTTCCCAGCCGTTGAGCCAGTACTCGACGCCATTGATGATGATGTATCCGGCCCAATCGGGGTGGTTCGCGCTTTCCTTCCGCTCGTTGCGGAAAAGCGTGCCGGAAAGATCCTTCTTTTCGTATGCCATGATCATCCTGCCATGAGGTTGCGGACGCCTTCCGGCAGATTGTCGGAGTCGGCGGCCAAGACATCTTTCTTGCGATCCGCGCAGGCCTCGGCGGCCTTCTGGAGCCATGATCCAGACCAAGTTTTGCGCACTTCCTTGTAGAGGTTCTCGATGGCTACGACCGACGAGCAGCCCCAGAGATCATTCTGGAACGCGGTCCACTCGTCTTCCTTGGAAAGCTGGCTGCTGGACTTGCCACCTACCAGCTTGTGCAGGCGGGTGAACTCATGCTTGGCAATGCCGTTGACGTAGACCTTGCCATCGTTGCCGGTTTTGGTGTCCAGCGTTACCCATGGGCTTTCCAAGTCGTACAGATACTGACCGATGCCCCAAAGGACTGCTGCCCGTTTGAAGGCATCGGATAGAGCGCCTTTCTCGCTCTCAATGTCGGTGTCGCCAGCGCCGTTGGCCTTCCACACCCACTCATCGCCGATTTTGATGCCGATACGGCAGACGGTCTTGGTTGAGGCGTGGGGATAGTCGCACTGCCAATTCTCCGGGCTGCAAACGTCGTCCAGACGCTGCATCACGTCGCGGGCGTCGATGTAGGCCAAGGCCATGCCTTTCGACTTGTCCTTGGTGGTGGAGCCGACGCGCCAGCTAATGCGGTCTGGTTCGAAGGGCTCCTTGAGCTTGGCGAGGTAGATGGTCATTCGTCCTCTCCGTAATTGTCGAGAAGGTCTTGCTTTGCCTCGGCTTCGGTGCGTCCGTAGCCGTAGTGGCCGCGCTCTTCCTCGCCGTCGAAAAATGCGCACCAGTCGTAATCACGGACCGGGATCGGCGGATAAATGTGCGATGTCACGATCGGCCTCATGGCTGATACCTTTCGAATTCGCTGTTAATGACTTCCGCCATTTCCTGGCGGGCAGCTTCCGGACCAATGAGGCAGCAAAGCGCATGGAAGTCGGTGGCTAGGCTGTAGACGATGTAGCCAGGGCCATATCCGTCCTTGGGTGCTTCGACCGGTGTCTGGCCATCGAGCAGGTGTTGATGGGAGTGCGTCATGGGGAAGCACACCGGCTCGCAAAGACGTGCCACATGAACGGCCCGTCCTTGACAGTTCCGACGAATTCGAGGGGATGCTGAGGCAGCGTACCGCCGGTACCGCAAACGGCGACCTCGATCTGCCTCTGAGGCTTATCGGTGTCGACCGTGCCCCAAACGCAGAGAACTCCATTCGGGTCAAGGCCGGCACTGATAATACGGACGTCCGGAGCGAAAAGCGGTTGACTGCCGGACAATTCGATTTCGAATTTCCATATCGTTTTCATGGCAAAATCCAATCCATCCAGAATGCGCCATAGATCGAAGCAGCAAGCACAAGAGCTGTGATACGCTGGTGATCTGCGAGGTAGTTGCAGAGAGCGTCCATCAGTCGAAATCCTCATGGTCAGGATCGATCGGCTCCAGCTCAAGCTCTGCCGGCGTGACACCTTGCCGAAGCTGCTGGAGGGTGGGTTCGCGGACGGTGTAGTATTCGCCAGCCACGAACACGTCGTAGCGAGGGCCAAGAACCGATCCGCTGCAAGCTGTGCAGATGACCCTCACTTCCTGCTCAGGACGCTGGCGACCGATGTTGCTCAGCGTGGTTGCCATGGATGAGGCTGTCTTGGTGTAGGCGTTCATGGCTGCACCGAGACATCTGGTGTTGGTACCGGCATCCATTTCGTGAAGTGGTTTGCCGAGAGGTGACGCGGCGTTCCTTCGATGCGTGCGCTGTGGAAAATCTCTGCCTTCCAGCACGAAACCATGTCTGGAAAGTCCGGCGACCAAGCGAGGAAGAAACCAGTGCGAGGGGCCGTCTCTGCGTCCTGCCAAAGCATGTACACAGGGTTGCGCCAAGCATGCCGAGCGATGGTCCGAAGCTCGTCCATCGAGAGCTTCTTCAGAACGCGCGCCATCGACGGGTCATCGCGCAATGCAGTCCAGTAGTCCTGCTTCTCGGTGGCGTTCATTGTCTTACTCCGTATGGAGGGGAGGGAAGGCGTATGCCTGCCGGGGAAGGGGGTTAGGCGGCGATCACTGGCTTCGATGCGTTGATCATTTCCTCGAAAATGGAGTTAGCGATCCCGCCAGCAAATTTGTGGAAATGATGCGGAGGCGTGCGCTGGATAAGCTGCATGCCAGCAGCGCTCATCCTTGGGGTCGGCTCTGCCGGAACGACCGTGAAACCATCAGGTACAGCGGCCTCGACCCCGCGACGAAACGAAGCTTTGCATTCCTCGGCATGCGCCGTATTCAGGCTATTGAACACCCATAGCGCCAAGCCTGTCAGTTCAATCGTCTTGCCATTGTGGAGCACGGTTAGACTTGCGACGGGCAGATCATCAAAGCAGGGACCATCGTCACTGGTCGTGAAACAATCCTCGCAGGTGTAGGACGGAGCAATGAAGCCGCCTCCGTCATTGACCATGCGGAGACCTTCCGTGGCGCCGCAATATGGGCATTCCATCTTGCCGCTCACGACACCTTCTCCATCGACCACAGCCGCGAGCAATCACCCTCACGCATCACGAAGCGGTAAGCCTCGGCGTAGCTGGTGAAGGTGCGGGTTTCATTCGACGTGTTTGTGCAGACGTACATGGTCATTCCCTCAAAGTGTCGAAGCGAAAGACAGAGCAGCAGCGCGATTGGTGAAGCCGCTGCGGTAAATGGAACCGGCGAGAACGCGGTATTTCGAGAAGGCTTCGTCACTCTTTGCGAGAGAGGCGATTTCCTTGCCGTCGCGCTGGATCGACCAGAAGCGGGTGCGGCATCCTGTGTCGTGGCTGTCCTTGCGGGCTTCGATGGTCAGGGCGTTCATGTCTGCGTTCCTCATCTGGTGTTGATGTAAGTTTGCATGTCGCAAACCAAAACGCAAGCCCCCGACCTAAAAATAGTTTGCGTCTTGCATACCATCACGACGCGTGCGATGATTCAAGGGTCATGATCAGCCTGGCCGTTGAGGCTCGCCGAACAAGGATTGTGATGCGCGGGGGTCGAAATGTCCTACGGCGCGTTTGGGAACTGAGGACGGGTTAGCTGAGAGGCGCCCTGCCATAGCGAGCGACCGACGTGACGGTTCAAATCGCTGGCATCGATCTCCTAACCTTATTGACTTCGGTCAATGGGGGTAGGGGGTCTTTGCCTGCTCACTCCCTCGGATCAGGTTCAAAACCTTGGAGTTACCGTCTAGCTACAAGAACCTTTATGATCTCTATAGCCTCTTGGACCACTTGTGGGTCCGCATTTCGCAACAATTCGTCGGCGCTCGGCCGATCAGGGTCGCGGAAAAGATCGAACGGCTCGATGTCCAAAGCCTCGGCAAGGGCTGACTGCACATCGAAGCCCATGTTGCGCTTGTTGCTCTCCCAATTGCTGATCTGCCCCTTATATGTGCCGACGCGCTCGGCGAGCTGCTCCTGCGTCAGTTTACGCTTCGCCCGCCATTTGGCGAGGAAGTTCCTTCTAGGCGTCTTGGGGCCGATTCTAGCGATCATTCGGGCACGATATGCGCTGTGCAAACCAGTGTCGTTGCGAGCTTTGCAAACTTTTTTCTAACGGCTCTCGGTGCGGCACTTGACTATAGGTTTGCGACATGCAAACTAATGGCATGCAAGACGAAGCGCACCTGATTACGAAGTACCGAAATGCAGTGGGCATCTCCCAGGCAGCTTTTGCCGAACGAGTGGGATGCAAGCGCTCGATGATGAACCTGATCGAGAAGGGCGAGCGCCGTCCTTCGGCGGATCTGGCTGGGCGCATCCAAGAGGCAACCGGGATCGATGCTAGGCGACTGCTGGGCATCAAGGCGGAGAATGCAGCGTGAGAGAAGAATTCTGGAAGAAGCGCATTGAAAGCGTCAAGAGCCTTCTCGATGCGGGTCTTAGTCGCCCTGAAACAGCTAAAGCTCTCGGTATCTCGCTGAGGACTGTTCACGTATATGCGGCGCGGGGCGGGTTCGCTCCCAAGATGGATATTCCGCAGCGGGTTAAAGAATGCGCTGCGCTCGGCATGACCCGTAAAGAGACGGCATCCGAAATCGGTATTAGCTACCATTCCGTCGCGTGCTATGGCCGCTTTTATGGCATCGAGTTTCGTCGCGGGGGGCTTGCGACGTCTGATCCTCGCTCCGAAGCCATGGAGGCGATGTACAAAGCCGGCAAGACGCTGGAGGAAATCGGTTCCGTCTACTCCATCTCTCGAGAGCGCGTTCGTCAGATACTCACCAAATACCATGGTGTAACTGCCAAGGATGGCGGTCAGGCCGCGCGTGCTATTGCCAGGAAACAAAGAGCGGCTGAGAAACGCAACGCCAAGTTCATGGCGCGCTATGGATGTTCCTTCGATGATTACAAGTCGTTCGCGTCTCTGAGCAAGGAATTGCGAGATAATGGCACTTCCTACAGCCGGGCGCCACTCGGTGCCTATAGAGATCAGGAGAGGAGCGCCAAACGGCGCAATATTGAATGGTCGATGACCATTCTTGAATGGTGGGACATCTGGCAGAAGTCGGGCAAGTGGGCGCTTCGGGGGCGCGGCCAAGGTTATATGATGTGTCGCTTCGGCGATGCGGGCCCCTATGCGGTCGGAAACGTCTATATCGCAACTGGCGTCCACAACGGAACCGTCCAGCCAAACAATCCATATCGGCTCGGTCATCCCGATCATGACGATGTGGTTGCCGCGATGGTTCGCAACGGCTTCAAGCGCCATTATATCGACCAGCATCGCACTCATGTCGGTCTGCCTAAGGGGGTCACTCTCCACAAGGGAAGCGGACGATACACGGCCCAGGTAAGCATCAAGGGTATGAATAGGTATCTCGGGATGTTTTCCACGCCCGAGCAGGCCCACGAAGCCTACATGTCGGCTATTTCCGACGTGGTGAGGGCCGCCTAATGCGCCAGTCTCATCCTCTCTACTCCACAGCAGCTCACCCCCATGGCCTTCATGGTCATCTGAATGGATTGGTGGACAGCGACAGTGGGCATGATCAACCGCGCCACGATCACGTAATCGAAGGCTCCGGCATAATCCTGCATGGATTTCTGTCTGGCGTAGAGGGTGAACCGAAAGTTGCCGTCTCCAAGGTCCTCTGCCTCGGCAAGGCCGGTGCAGAAAACGTCCGGTATGATGGCCGGTTCGGACAGCAGATGCTCCATGACAATTCCCCCCAAGGCCGGAAGCCGGCTCAAGGTGAGGCTGGGGCAAATCGCAGTGCAGCATCAAGGGCGCGTTCTGGGCTCTTCAGAGTAAGTTCTGCTTATAGTTCACGAAAAGTTTCGGGCTGCAACGAAACCGGCGCAACCATAGGCCGATCCACGCCCGCCAACGATCAATTCACCTACCCGAAGATCACCATAGCTGACTTCGACATCCCCAATTCGCAGCATGTCGGTGCAACGACTGCTGCGATATCCGGGGCGCGATGGGTCCTGCACCATGCAAGGCAGGCCGCCTCGGAGCCTATTCCCCATTCGATCGCTGTCCCCTCCCGGCGCTCGGACGCTCCCGGCAACGTGTTTCCCCCTCTCACCTTGTCGGGAGCAACCCTATGAAAAAGCGCCCTGAGTTCACGAAGCACGATGTCATTGCAACGCATAAGGCTCATCCCGACTGGACGTGTTGCAGGATCGCTGGCCACCTCGGCTGCATGGTTGAGTACGTCTCCGCTACGATGCGGCGTAACGGCCTCAAGCTTCCCAACAGCGGCAAGCCTCACTACGTGGCACTGCGCGCTCGTACCGCTCTCTCAAAGCTTCCCAAGCCTCCTGTGAGCGCATCATGACAGACAGCGCCTCAACCAAATCCTCCAGAGTGTCGGTAATTCCCGTCACGATCTCCGCTACCGGCTTCGTCTGGACATGTAGGGCGCGTGCGCCCGGTAGCTTCACCAACGGGCTCAGAACCCAAAGTCACGCGTCCGCCTCCCATTCCCCATCCGCTGCCTACCTCCCCATCCTCCAGGGCAGCGGCAACTGGCGGAGCCAAACCGTCGAGCGAGGCGGACCTTTTTCTATCGCTCCGGCTTGGCTCCGCCGCACTTTCCCGACACGCAGGGACATGTGGTCGGGGATCTGCAATTTGCGCGGAGGCATTATCCAGGCCCTCCGCAGCCTTCTTCTTCGCTATCCGCTCGTCCCAGTCTCGCCAAAGACGACGTGCGGCTGCCTCAAGGGTCTCATCTTCTCGCCAGTTATGCCTTCTGTCGTTGCTCATGAATGCAACCTTGCCAGAAGGAACGGACAAAGTGCTGTCAAAGGATGACAAGAGTAAGTCAATGAGTGACACGGTTTTCATGCAAGATAACTTGCCGGAGGTCTTTGATCCTCGACGGTATGGGAGCGTCAAGGCTGCTCAGATCGCAGCTTATGACTTCATGAAGGGACGCGTTCAGAAGAACCTTAAACTTCGCCGCATCCGCCAGTTGTGGGAGGGAAAAGCCTCCCGCGTCGATGGAGAGGAAAAAGACGCCCTGCGGCAGGCCAAGATCGAGGAAGCCCGGAATGAATACAAAGCCCTTCGTAGCCGCCTTGCGTCTCTTGAGGCCTCTCTTGCCGCAGTGGATCAGGATTTCCATGGCCCGCAGATGGATGCGTATCGGTCAGCGGCGCGTGGAGTGGGCCGAGGCGATCGCCCCGGAATTAGCGGGGAATGAGCAATGAAACCCCAAACCATCAGCACGCTCGAGGGCATCTTCGTCCTAGACGAAACAGGCTTCTACCAGCCCTATGTCGAGCCTGAACCCAAGTCAGCTACCTGGATGTACTACTGGGTAGCTGGAGCTGTGATAGCGGCTGTCGTGGCGTGGGGGTGCTGGGGGTGATCCGCTACGGCTCAGTCTGTTCAGGCATCGAGGCGGCTTCTGTCGCATGGAAGCCGCTTGGCTGGCAGGCGGCTTTCCTGTCCGAGATCGAGAAGTTCCCGAGCGCCGTTCTGGCGCATCATCATCCGAACGTCCCAAACCTGGGGGACATGACAAAATACAAGGATTGGTCGGATGACGCAATTGACCTTCTTGTCGGAGGCACCCCCTGCCAATCCTTCTCGATCGCAGGACTTCGCCAAGGACTTGCTGACCCGCGGGGCAACCTCATGCTCACCTATCTTGCCATTGCTAGACGATATCAGCCCCGTTGGCTGGTTTGGGAGAACGTCCCCGGCGTCCTGTCGTCAGACAAAGGACGGGACTTTGCAACCTTTGTCAGAGGGCTGGAAGAACTCGGGTATCATGCGGCCTGGCGAGTGCTTGACGCTCAATTTGTCCGAGTGGACGGGTATGGGCGGGCTGTCCCTCAAAGACGAAGGCGTGTGTTCGTTGTCGGATATCTTGGAGACTGGCGACGTGCCGCAGCGGTACTTCTTGAGCCCGAAGGCATGCAAGGGGATTCTGCGCCGCGCCGAGAAAAGGGGAAAGGAGCTTCCGTCTCAGTTGCGCCATGCCTTAGAGCAGGTGGCAACCAGACCGGGGGAGATCGCCCCTACGGAACTGATGTAGGGGCGATGTGCGCCGAGAGCGGCCCCAATACGCACTGGTCAAGGGGTGTCTCCGGCACGCAGACGCTTCTCTCAGGTTATATTCAGCCCGTCTCATTCGCCATCCAAGAGCGAGCGGTTTCCGAAAACGTCGACGCCGGGCCGCAAGGCAAGGGCTGGCAGGAGGGCGTCGGCTATACTCTGGAGGCCCGCAACAAGGTCCAGTCGGTCGCATTGTCGATCATGCCGCAGAACAGCGGCAAGGACTACAAGGCTCGCCAAGTCGATGTCGCGCAACCGATCATGGCTGGAGGCCCCGTAGGAGGCAACCAGGGCGGCGACTACATCCAAGAGGCTTGGGCAGTCCGCCGCCTGACCCCGACCGAATGCGAGCGGCTACAGGGCTTCCCTGACGGCTACACCAATATCCCATGGCGCGGCAAGGAAGCCTCTGACGGCCCCCGTTATAAGGCGCTAGGCAATTCAATGGCGGTCAACGTCATGCGTTGGCTCGGTCGGCGCATTGATATGGTTGAGCGGCTTTCTGAATCGGAGGCCGCATGATCAGCATTGACCTTCCGTGGCCACCACGCGCGCTTCACCCAAATGCTCGCGTGCACTACATGCGCAAAGCCAGAGTGGCGAAGTTCGCGCGTGATGCTGCTGGATGGGCGGTACTCAAGGCGGGCATCAGGCGCAACGATCCTGATATCACGCCAGCGATGAGGGTTACTGTCACGTTCTCCCCGCCGGATAGGCGAGACAGGGACCGGGACAACCTCCTGGCCAACTGCAAAGCATATTTCGACGGGATCTCCGATGTTTTGGGCGTGAACGATTCCAAGTGGGACTTTACGACACGCGCCGGGGATATCGTGAAGCACGGCGCTGTTCGCATCGAACTGGAGGCAGCGCAATGACCCTTGAAGCCCGCCACGCCATCCTAGACGCGCTGCTGACCTCCCTGGACGAGGAACACGCACTAGCGGTCCTAGACCACCGCAAGACCAAGAAATGCGCTCTGACAGCCTTCGCTGCCAAGCTCTTGGCTAAGGAATTCGCCAAGTGCCCCGACCCGAACGCGGCGGCTGAGGAAATGATCATTCGAGGCTGGACCGGCTTCAAAGCCGACTGGATGCGCAAAGCAGCCAAGACAACCGGAAGACGAACCGTCTTCGACGTGGCGATGGAAAAATTCGATGGAGCAGAAAGCGTATTTGGCGGTGGTCGGAATGTTGAACTCATTCCCACAAGCCAGCAGCAACCCGGATCTGACGATGGGAACCTACGAGTCAGTCTTGCAGGGCCTTTCAACGCAAGCCGTCATTGAGGCGGCTCAGAGGTTCACCATGGGCGATGTTCAGGGACAGTCCAAGACCTTCGCGCCATCCATCGCTGAGTTTGTTACGGAAGCTCGCAGCCGTCAGGAGCTTATCAGCCTCAAAGCCAAGCCTAGATTGCCAGCACCTCGGTACTTCCCCGGCCCACTCGCCCCATTCCAGGTCAGGCAACAGAAGCGCCTATCAGAGAACTCACACCTTCCCGTGCTTTTCGAGAACGTCAACTCGGATCAATGGCGAAAGCTGAGCATGGAACGGAAGGTGCCGGCAGGCGCGAAGTGGATAGCCAGCTTGGGCATCGTCTACGGCCCGGAGCAGAAACAGCAGGAGCATAACCATGAGTAAGGAATGGAACGAAGCCGAAGGCAGGGAAATGTTTGCAAGCGGCATGTCGTACAGCAGCATTGCGAGACATTTCGGCACCACGGCCACGACGGTCAGATGCTGGCTTGACCCGAAGTATGCGGATCATTGCCGGGAGCGGGTGAGCCGCAACCGCAAGATACTGAAGGGGACGAACGCCACCCCGGTTCACACGTACCGCTGCCCCCCGGTCGAAGACATCGCGGCCCGTCTCGCAGAGATCCCGCCAGATACGCGGACACTGACCCAGCGCCTATGCGGCGATCCTTTGCCCCAACGATCAGCGCTCTACAAAATGCAGTCGGGCAACGCATAACGCTTTGAGAATACACAGAAAAATGCTATTCTTGCAACTGATTTGGAAAGCGCCATGACCGAAACTTTTCTCGCATCGAACGGCCAGCTTGCGTACCGCAAATACGTGCCAAACCGCACAGCGCTCGGCATCCCCATGACTGCTAAGGCAGAGGGCGGCTGGATCACGTTGCCCGCCGTGTCGATCCTCGCTCTCTCCAAAGCCACTCCATCAGGAGCAGAGCAGCAGTGAGCTACGACCCCTGCATTACATTTGTGGACATGGATGTTCTTGCCGAGATGAAGGCTGCGGCAGGTTATCTGCGCAACGCCAAGATCGACCTTAAAACCGGCACGACGAAGGCAACCGCAATTCGCACCATCGAGGGCGGCCTTAAGCGCCTTGAAGCAGCCATTTCGCAATTCGAAGGGGCATCATCCCCATGCACCCGCGAACAAACCATGCAATCCCTAGCATCAGAATCTCAGGCTATGGGCCTGTATGGGGATAAGACATCCTCAGAAACACCCTAACACAACGCGCGGGGACACGCACAGACATGAGCAGTTGGTTCGCGATACGCACTAGCCCGGGCGCGCAGATGCCTCAGAGGGAGTATCAGGTCGAGACTACCGAACTCAACGCGGTTCGTCCGCGCGGCAAGGGCTATCGTATCGTCGGGAGCCTGAACCCGAAAATGTCAGCGGTCGAGCGCGCTTTGAACGATATCGGCGTCCAGCACTACATGCCGGCAGAATTCAAGGTCATTCGCAACCGGAAGAAGACGGGCACCTATGAGCTTCGCCGCTTTGCACTGCTTCCCGGCTATGTCTTCGTCTACAATGTCACCGACTGGCTGACACTTCGTGAGGCGCCGGGCGTGGCGGGGATTGTCGGGATCGACGGGGTCCCGCTGAAAATCTCAATCGTGGACATCATCGCCCTTCGTTCATTCGAGGCCAAGAGTCAGGCTAAGGCAGACAAGGAAGTTGTCGCCATGAACTCGGCAGTCAAAGCGGAGGCCGTTAAGGGTGCACAGAAGGCTCTCTCGCTTGCCAAGCGTCGGTTTAGCGCCGGACAGTCCCTTAAAATCATGTGGGGATCACATGCGGGTAGGAACGCGACCCTAGAGAAATGGGACGGCAATAATCTGCGCGTGCTTGTAGAAACCCTAGATGCATCCGAAACGGTATCGGTTGGGTATGACGAGGTGAAGCTTGTCGCTTGAGAATATCTGTTCGGTGCCGGGCTGCGGCAAGCCGCGATCTAAGCGCGATTGGTGTAGCGGCCACTATTGTCGGTGGCTGTCACACGGGGACCCTCTAGGGGGCTCTAGACGTACAATGAATGGCGAGCCGCTGCGGTACGTCCAAGAGGTGGTGCTGTCGTTTACAGGCGAAGAATGCCTTATCTGGCCTTATTCGGGCAACGGCGCAGGATATGGCACTGTCTCGATTAACGGGAAAAATCGGTATGTCCATAGAATGGCCTGTGAAAAGGCAAATGGACCTGCGCCGACGCCGCGCCACGAAGCAGCGCATACATGCGGCAGAGGAAAGATTGGCTGCGTTAACCCAGGCCACCTTGTTTGGAAGACCCATCCGGAAAACATGAAAGATAGCGTTGACCACGGATCTTCCGCCAAAGGAACGCAGGCAGGCAGCGCTAAGTTAACCGAAGAAAATGTTCGCGAAATACGAGCGTTGCATGGCCAAAGGTCGCAAAAGGACATTGGAGAAATGTTTGGCGTCAGCCGCTCGCTAGTTTCCGTTATCCATGCACGTAAATCATGGGGTTGGCTCGATGATTGAAGAACAATTGGGCTCTGCGGCGGGCAGGGAGGCTACTATCGCGGGCTGGGACGATCGCCAGCAGTTGAAGGCTATTGTTGATGGGCTGGATGCGGCGGATACGGTTTCCGTGGCGTTCGATGCCGTGAAATTGGTCGCGTGATGCGCCCCAGTTTTGTCATGACATGGCCTGGCGCCGTGCCGATCTTCCCAAAGTGTCAAGTGTGCGACGGCAAGGGGCACAGGGTCTACGGCGCCGAAACAAGGCGATGGGTGAGCAAGGATGGCTTGATCAACTGCACGGCGCAGTTCGGCAATATCGTGCTGTGCGCTCGCTGCACAGGCTGGGGGCATCTTACGCGATACGGCGAGCGTGGTCGTAGCTTTACTCCAATCGTAAAGCCAAGCAGGGGCATGGGTCTCCTGAGAGCATTTAAACGAAACGTACCGTATTGACACCTAATTCGGGATCGCCTAGATTCACCATCAGGTGATTTGGGCGACTGGGACGCGTCCCGGCCCGTTCGTGGAGAGCTTCACCGCTCCGCGCCTTAAAATCATTTTGCCAAAATTCAACCTTTGCAGGTCCCGGACATCGCCGTGAACGGCATTGTCTCGGCTAAGCGCTTGGCGTGGTCCAGCCGCCTGCAAACCCAATGACACTGTACCGGTTAGGCCGCCAGTGTAAGGCGCATTCTGCATGGTGCCGCGCGGACGATGCAGATTAACACGGTAAGCCTGCCAATGCAGGAAAGCCACGTGGCGCCGCAACTCATTTAGAAAGCCACCAATGGACAAAGAAGACGGCATACGTCTGGTGGAACACTGCGCTCGCTTCGCTGAAGTGTTCGGCATTGATCACATGCTTGATGTCATAGCCGGCGTTCATCAGGCTTACGCACGTCTCTCAAACGACCCGGCTATCAAAGCTGCGTATGATATCGCGGGCATCGACCTCGATGGGGCCGTTCCGCTTCAATGATTGATACGTCAATGCTGACGGCGAGAGGGAGGGAGTAGATGCCAGTTCTCTCCTCCCCCATCCGCAGCCCGTTGAGAAGCCCGTCGTTTAGCCCAGCGGATAGCAGATGGCTCGGGCCGCCGCTGACCAGGTTCACCTACGATATCGATTTCGTCGCGGGCACTGCCAAGGGCGTTACGCAGCCTTATGGCAACAATACCAATGATGGCCGGGCCTTCCGCGATCCCAACAACGTCAATGCTTCCTTCGTGCCAAACTCTGCGGGTTTGCTGGTGTCGCAGGCTAGCGCCGGCCTCCGCCGATCGGATAGGGGCCATTGGCAGTATCCCGGCGGCACAGTGCGCAACCTATGGAACCGCGACCTGACAAACGTCGCGTGGGTGGCAACGAGCGTCACCGCTCTGAAGGATCAGGTCGGGGCCGATGGTAGCGCCAACGCCGCGTCCAGTATTACAGCGACCGGCGCTAACGGCACCATCCTGCAATCCATCACCCTGGCATCAAGCACGGTACTGTTGTCGGTGGACATCAAGCGCCTGGTTGGCACCGGCACGCTGGAGATGACGGTCGATGGCGGCACCACATGGACCGCGATTGCAGGCATCACAGCAGCCTATTCGCTGAAATTCATCGTGCAGGCCGCCGTCACAAACCCAGTACTCGGCTATCGCATCGGCACATCCGGCGATAGCTTCGCCGTCGACTTCACCTCGATCGTCAACCCGGCCAATGCCGGTATCAATATCCCGAGCCAGTATCGTGTCACCACAACATCGGCGACCGTGCTTTGCGCGCAGAGCCGCCCATCGGCCGACATAGCGGACGCTGGGCCGATCATTGGTGTGGCCCAGGGGGCTTTCGGCTTCTATTGGCAAGGCAGAAGCGAGCGCGCTACGGGCGCCTTTGTAATGACCGGCGCCACCAATCTGTTCTGCTCTGTATTGGCCACCGGGTCGGGTGGTGCGGTGCAACTGGCGGATGGCCCTGGATCATCAAAGACGGCTGACGGCGTGTGGCGCGTTGGGCTTGGCCTCGTCAACAAGGTTGCGGGCTACGTCACAGCCGGCGGCGCAATCAAGGTAGCCGCTAATGGCGTTGTTGGAAATGCGGGAACTGGCGCAACGCTGGAAGTAGCGCTCGACCACTTCGACCTCGGCACCAATGGCGCCGGGCAGAATTCGATCTACGGCCTCAATGAACGATACGCGATCGGCCGGAACCTTACGTTCACCGACGCTGAACTCATAGCGATGACCACGTAGGAGCCATCAAATGGCCACAGGTACAACCAGCGGCACCGGCGCCCTTACGGCGGTCGGGCCGAACTACAAGTTCGCCATCAAGATGGATTTCGGCTCCGGCTCAGTGGACATCGAAGAAAAGATGCCCTCGGGGAACTGGATCAAGGTCGTGACCGGCATAACGGCAGACTATTCCAACGTCTGGGAGTCCCCGGCGATGACAACCATTCGTCTCAATGTGACTGCGCACACCACCCCGATCGAGTGGGCTGTCATTCCTGGCGATCTGAAATCCTGATTTTCCGTGCAGTGCCTACCCAATAGCAACAGCAATCATAAGGGAACACAACCATGTTTCATTCTCTCTACGGCAAGAAGCTTGGCTTCGATGAAAATGACACCCTTCGCCATGACGCCGGGGCTATCTCCGTCGACAGCGGCACGAAGACCGCTACCGCGACCGGAACTGGTGGCACGGGCACCGCCACGCTCAACAAGGCGTCCGGCAAGATCACCACCGGCGCCCTGACCACAGCCGCCGCAGCTACTCACGTCCTGACGCTGACCAACTCCAAGATCGCTGCGGCGGATCAGGTTTATGCCATGGTCTGCAAGGGCACGGCTACGACCGGCACCGTGACGATTGCGGACGTGAAACCAGCGGCCGGTTCCGTAGCCATCACGATTCAGAACATTGATGCTGCCGCCGCCGTCAACGGCACGCTCGTCGTCTCGTTCGTCGTGGTGAAGGCCTAATGAACCCAATCCAGAAGCGACGCGCCAAACCGGATCCTTCTGGCCAACGGAAGGCTCAGGAAGAGGTGCGTCGCCAGATCGCCGTGGCTGTCTCGTTAGCCGAGAAGAGGGCCAGGGAAGAAACGCAACGGGAAGTCCTCGAAGTGCTTTCGGCGATCACTGGTGAATGAGCTTGGAGGCAACAAGCTTTGTCCGCAGCGCTAACGCCCAAGCAGGAAGCTTTCTGCCTCGCATATGTCCAGACGGGCAATGCCTCCGAAGCCTACCGTCGCAGTTATGATGTAGCGGGAGAGACAAAGCCGGAGACAATCTGGAGTGAGGCAAGCAGACTAGTCGCTGACCCCAAGGTCTCCGCAAGGATCATGGAACTGCAAGAACGAGCCCGCGACATCGCCTTGGTGTCTGTCGGCTCGCTCACGGACGAGCTGGAAAAGGCCCGCTCTCACGCAATGGCGGACCCGAAGGGCGCGGCAGCTGCTGTCTCCGCGATTATGGGGAAGGCAAAGCTTCACAAATTGCTTGATGAGGAGAAGTCGACAGCGAATGTGGCTGTCACCGTCGTCATTGGGACGAGAGACGCGGCTATCCTTTGACCGAAGATGTCGTTGTAGGCGAGTGGACGGAAATCCTTGGGAGTGTCGTACGCCCCGCTGAGCCGTTCAAACTGCATAAGAAACAACAGGCACAGATCGACCTTATAGCCTCGGACGCCACTCATGTCATGGCGTATGGCGGCTCAAGATCGGGGAAGACATTTGGGTTCGTCAGGGCGGTACTCATCCGAGCCTTGGCCCACAAGAGCCGCCACGCGATGCTGCGTTATCGGTTCAACCACATCAAGGCATCCATCATCCTGGATACTCTCCCTGCGGCCTTGGAGAGGTGCTTCCCCGGCGTTGGAGCAAACTGCAAGCTCGACAAATCAGACTGGTACCTGACGCTGCCAAACGGCTCGGAGATCTGGTTTGGTGGCCTGGACGACAAAGAACGCACCGAAAAGATTCTCGGGCAGGAATACGCTACACTCTATCTGAACGAGTGTTCGCAGATACCCTACGCGTCGCGCAACATGGCGATCACCCGTCTTGCGCAAAAGACACCGCTGCGGCTGAAAGCCTACTATGACTGCAATCCGCCTGGCATGGCGCATTGGACGTACAAACTCTTCGTTGAGAAGAAGGACCCGGATCGCAGGACGCCGCTGGCCAACCCTGCGAACTACGCAGCCATTACCATGAACCCGAAGGATAACGAGGCCAATCTCCCGGCCTCGTATCTGGAGGAGCTTCAAGGCATGTCGGAAGCCATGCGTCGTCGCTTCTGGCTCGGCCAGTTCGCGGATATGGCGGATTCGGCGCTCTGGACGATGGAGCTTCTGGATCAGCAGCGGGTTGTCGACGGCAATGTGCCCGAGATGGTGCGCATTGTGGTCGCGGTCGATCCGTCAGGCGTGTCCGGTGAGGAAGACAAGCGCTCCGATGAGGTCGGCATTGTCGTCTGCGGCCTTGGCAAGGATGGCCGGGGCTATGTCCTTGAGGATTTGTCCGGCCGCATGGCGCCCGCGCAGTGGGGTGCTGCGGCGGTTTCCGCTTACGATCGGTGGGAAGCCGACTGTGTTGTCGCAGAGGGCAACTTCGGCGGCGCCATGGTGGCTGAAATCATCCGGTCCGCAGCCTCACGGCGTGGCGGCTCGCTTGTCCCCTATCGAGAAGTAACTGCATCGAGGGGCAAGATTGTCAGAGCGGAGCCCATAGCGGCCCTGTTCGAACAGCAGAAAGTTTCACTGGTTGGGTATTTCGGGGAGTTGGAAGACCAGCTCTGCGCAATGACAACGGCGGGCTACGTTGGCTCACGGTCACCTGATCGGGCTGACGCCATGATCTGGGCGCTCGCGTCCCTTTTCCCAGCCATGACGAAGCGGGAAGACAGCCAATTCGGTCGGCGACCTCCTACGGTCAACCTCGGCCATTCCAACATGAAGAAACGGAGAGCCTGACATGAGTGGTTTGTTCGGCAAGAAGCCAACACCTGAACCTGTGGCAGTCATGCCCGTGCCTGACGACGCTGCTGCCAAAGCGGCTGATCTGCGCCAGCGCCAGCAGATCGCTTCTCGTACTGGTCGGGCTTCAACCGTGATGACACGGCGCTCCTCCGGGGGGGGCGATGCCGGTACGTCGAGCTATTCCAATTCGCTGCTCGGACAGGCCGGCTGATAAATGGACAGCCGCGCCAAGGAGCTGGTGACCATTGGTGACAAGCTCTTCGCCAAAAAGCAGCAGTGGGACAGCCTCAACCAGGAGGTTGCGGAGAACATCTATCCTATGCGCGCCGACTTCACCCAGTCGTTCACGCTTGGCGATGATTTCTCTGCCGACCTCATGGATTCCTATCCTGTTCAGGCGCGGGAAACGCTCGGCAACACCATAGCCGCCCTGCTCAGGCAGGGAGACTGGTTCGCGGTCAAGACTGGTCTCGATGAGATCGATGAAGACCCGGCCAACGCACGCTGGCTGGAGTACGCCACGAACCATTTCCGCAGGCTGGTCTACGATCGCCGTGCCAATTTCGTGCGCTCCACTAACGAAGCGGATCATGATTGGGTAGCTTTCGGCAATCCCGTCCTGTCGGTGGAGGAAAGCCCGGATCGTTCGCACTTCCTGTTCAGGACATGGCACCCGAAAGAGTGCGCCTGGATGCTGAACCAGGTGGGCAAGATCGACCACAATCAGCGCAACATGCCGATGACGGCGCGCAATATGAAACTGCGCTGGCCCAAGACGCTGCATAAGGACGTTGTTCAGGCAGCGGAGAAGGACCCGTCGAAGGAGTTCAGGGTGCGGCACATCGTGCTGCCCTTTGAGGAAATCTATGGCGACGACAAGGCAAAGCGTCGCCAGTACAAGGCCAACCCGTTCTGTTCGCTCTACATTGACTGCGACCATCAGGAGGTGTTGGGAGAGGGGCCTCTACCGGTCTTCAACTACATCATCCCGCGCTGGCGCACGGTTTCGAGCTTCCCCCAGGCGTTCAGTCCCGCTGCTATCAATTCGCTTCCTGATGTCAGGATGCTTCAATCCCTGGCCCGTATCCTTCTGGAGCAGGGCGAGAAGGCTGTAGACGCTCCGATGTTCGCTCGCGGCGAGATCTTCCGCGACGCCGTGAACCGGTATGCGGGCGGCTTAACCTATGTGGACCTTGAAGCGGACCAGAAAATTCAGGATGCCATCTTTACCGAGCAGCCCTCAAGCGGCCTGAGCTTCGGCATGGAGATGAAGCAGGACGTTCGCAACCTCATTGCCGAGGCGTTCCTTCTCAACAAGATCATGCTGCCGCCGCAGCAGAAGACAGCCTTCGAAACGCAGGCCAGACTGGAAGAGTATCGCAGGGCAATCCTGCCTTTCACTGGCCCGATCGAGAGCGAATACCATCTGCCTTTGCTTGACGTGGCGTTTCAGATGGCGGTGCGCAACAACGCATTCAAGATTGATGAAATGCCCAAGGCTCTCAGTGAGGCTGATGTAACCTTCACGTTCGAAGGCCCGCTCAATACGGCAGAGGGCAGGCAGAACGTTCAGGCCTTCCAGGAGTCGCTTCAGATCGTGGCCGGCGCTGCGCAGATCGACAAGACGGTGGCAACCCTCATCGACTGGCAGAAGGCCACCAAGGATGCCGTGCGCGGTACGCAGGCGCCCGCTGACTGGTTCAATGATGAACAGACGCAGCAAGACGCGGCCGACCAACAGAACACGGTGGATGGCCTCACACAGGCCGCTGCTGCCCTCAAGGGTGGCGCCGACGTCGGCAGCAGTGTTGCGGATGCAAGCCTGAAGCTTCAGCAAGCCGGGATGATCCAGCAGCCATCAGTGGCCGCTTAAACTTAGCCCAAACATAGAGAGGCAATCTATGTCTGATCTTGCCGGTCAAATTACCTTCTTGGACGAACCACACAAGATCAGGAATTACAACGTCGGGCGTCTCCTTTCGCGGCTTCGCCCCCTGAGTAAGGCCGATCGGGCTGGCCAACTTCAGATGATCAAATGGGGACCATGGGGGCCATTCATTGTCGCGCTTCAAAAGGCAGCACGACAGTAATGGAAGCCCATGCCCCCGCGCTCTACGACAAAGACATCCTCATGGCCGTGCGCGCCTGCATCGCCGGCAAGGCCAATGAGGGTCAACAGCAGACGGCCATGGATTGGATCATCAACCAGGCCAGCAACTACTACGATCTGAGCTATCGCAAGCAGGACAGCCACGCCACCGCCTTTGCGGAAGGACGGCGGTTTGTCGGCGCCCAGATAGTGAAGATGCTTCGGCCCGAAACCCTCAAGGCAGTTGAGGATAAGCAGCCGAAACCAGTTCGAGGCAAGAGGCAAACCAATGACGACTGAGGCAGAACCTATCGAACCGCCAGAACAGCCGGCGCCGCCAGCACCGCCAGCGCCTGATCCGGCTCCGAAAGATCCACCGCCTTCCGATCCCGCACCCAATCCTAAACCTTCTGGCGATCCTGATCCGAAGCCTGAAGCCAAGTCGCCATGGGGCGATAACTGGCGTGAGGAGATGGCTGGCGGCGACGATGATGTCGCCAAGGCCATAGCCCGCTACGGCTCTCCCAAGGGGGTTGCGCGGGCACTGCGTGAAGCCCAGGCCACGATCAGTGCTGGCGGGAAGAAGCTCGTCAAGCCTGACGGTAAAGACGAGAAGGCTCTCGCCGAATGGCGCAAGGCCGAGGGCATTCCTGAAGACCCGACCGGCTACAAATTGCCGGAAGCCGTGCAGAAACGCATGGTGGATGAGGACAAGCCTATCCTGTCCAGCTTCACGGAATTCGCCTTCCAGAAGGGTGCCCGTCCCGATGTCGTGGAAATTGCGTCGGAATGGTACGTGAATATGGCCGAGGCTGCGCAAGCCAAGCAGTCGCAGGACGACAAGATGGCTTCCGAAGAGGCCGAGGACGCCTTGCGCAAGGACTGGGCGCACGGAGAGTACAAGGCCAACACCACGATCGCGCATCGCTGGATTGAGAGCGTGCCCGGCATTGGCGTCAAATGGGCGGAAGCCCGCGTTGATGGCCGGCGCCTGGGTGACAATCCCGAGTTCATCGCATGGGCCGCAGATATGGGCCGCGAGAAGTTCGGTGATGTAGCCTTCACCACCAGTGACAGCGAAAAGCGCCACACCCAGCGCAAGGAAGAGATCGAAAAAATCATCGGCACTGACGCTTACTATGAGCAGAAGCTCGATGTCGAATATGCGCAGATCCTCGAAAAGGAACTGAAGCGCAAGAAGTGAATTCCTGACACCCGTCAGAGAATGGATGGCTCGCTTCGGCGGCCTTTTTTATTGCCCGATCGGCCACCCCTGCAAAGGCTCCGACCCGGCAAACCGACCTGCCTATGACGTGAAGCTCCGTAAGCAACCCGGCCACCCCTGCAAAGGCTCCGGGAACGCCTTCGGCCACCCTGCACGACAGCGGCTCCAAACCTCCCTCAACCCTGAAAGGAATTGATCATGGCTATCGAAGCCGCAATGATTCAATACCGGAAAGAGTTCGTCGGAGCTTTCGAGCAGCGCGTGAGCCTGCTCAAGGCTATGACGACCAAGGAAGCGGTGATCAGTGGCAATCAGGCCACCTTCCTCGTTTCCGGCTCCGGCACCGACACCGCCGTTTCGCGTGGGACCAACGGTCTCATCCCCTACGGCAATCCCACGAACTCTCAGAACACCGCGACGCTTGTTGAAAAGCATGCGCCGTATGAGCTGACCGGGTTCAACATCTTCGCCTCCCAGGGCGATCAGAAGCGCGTCATGCAGATGGCTTCGATGGCGGTTATCAACCGCGACATCGATCTCACCCTGCTTGCCGAGCTTGCCAATGCTACCCAGGACTATCCGTCGACGGCGCAGACCGCTTCGTTGCAGATGGTCGCGGGCGCACAGGCGATCCTTGGCAACGCGGATATCCCGGTTGAAGACGAGAACAACATGTTCGCGATCATCAGCCCGGCGTTCCGTGGCTACCTCCTGCAGACGACCGAATTTGCTTCGGGCGACTACGTGGATGTGAAGCCGTTCGGCGGTCCTGCTCGCAGGATGTTCCGCTGGATGGGCATCAACTGGGCTGTCTCCAGCCGCGTGACCGGTCTCGGTACCGCTGCTGAAATCTGCTACCTCTTCCATCGCGATGCCATTGGCTATGCGGTGAACGTTGGCGAGGAGAAAATCGCCATCGGTTACGACGAGAAGCAGGACACATCCTGGACCCGCGCCACCGTCTTCCACGGAGCAAAAATCCTCCAGAACACCGGCATCGTGAAATGGACTCACGACGGCTCGGCGTTCGTTGCCACGTAAGGAGAACGGACAATGGCATACGTTCCTGACAATCTCGCAATGGTCATCAACCCGGTCGGCGGCGCCATGCCGCGCGTGTTCATGTACTTCAACTCCGCAGCGGACTCGGACGCCACCATCGTTGGTGCGTCCTGGTTCTCTGACGGCGTGACGAAGGGCCTGCGGGTTGGCGATCTGGTGGACGCCATCAACACCGGCACCGCCAAGTACAAGCGCTACCAGGTTGCATCGGTCTCCGGTGCGGCTGCGACGGTAGCGGCTCCGACCGCGATTACCTGATACGCAACTCTGCGGCTTCGGCTGCGGCGTTGCCTCCGACGCGGTCGAGGGGGCTGGCAGATTGCTGGCCCCCGAACCGCCCCGCAACCATGAGGCAAACCATGAAAATCCCAGCACAGACCAGGTTGGATGATGCCAGCCAGACACGCTCGCTCGCGCGCATGATCGTCCCCAATTCCATGACCATGGAAGAGGTCTCGATCCCAGGCACATGGGCTCACGTATGGAGCAAGGTTAAGTTCGGCGACGAGGTGATTGTCGTCCCGGAAGACCATTCGTGGCGGCTCCATCTGCTGGTGACGGAAACCGGCGTCGGCTGGGTCAAGACGGCCCTTCTCCATGCCATGGACCTGACCAAGGCAATCGCCAAGGCCAAGACTGTCGAGCAGCCTGGCGAGGTTCCCGAAGACGCTCCGCAGCCTCCACAAGGCTATACCGTCAATTTCGCTCCGGCCCACAAGTGGCGGGCAATGACAAACGACCCTCATCTGGTGGTCAGCAAGGATCACCGGACGCGCGCTGAAGCTGTCAAGGCCGCGCATGACCATGCCGCCAAGGCACAGGGCATCGCTGCGTGACGACGATTGCTTATCGCTGGGGCGTTTTGGCAGCCGATAGCCGCGCAGGGTGCAATGGGTGGATTTATCCCTATGCGTCCGAGAAGCTTCACCGGCTTCCTGATGGGACAGTCGTCGGTCTTTGCGGCACGCTCGCAGAGGCCACCAAGTTCGTTCAATGGCTGAAGGCCGGCGAGAGCGGGGACGAGCCGCCGCTTGCTGAGTCGACAATCATCCGCCTTCGCAAGGATGGCTCCCTGACCATCTACGAGGCCGGTGCTTCGTTCGATGTCAAGACCGAGTTTGGCGCTTGGGGCTCTGGTGGCCCCGTTGCCAATGCCGCCATGTACATGGGGGCGGACGCGGCGAAAGCCGTTGAGATTGCCTCTCTTCTCGATGACGCAACAGGCGGCAAGATCGTCACCATGAAGTGCGAGATCTGACATGGCCTCACGTCTCGGCATCTACAAGGCAGCTCTGCGCTATCTCGGTAACGCTGCTGGAGTGGCAAGCCTCACAGAGGCCAGCCCTGCTCGTCTGGCCCTGGATGATGTCTGGCAAGAAGCCGGCGATTACATGCTCGCCAAGGGCCTGTGGAACTTCGCTATCCGCACGGTTCAACTCTCCGAGGATGAGGATGTAGAGCCGCTGTTCGGCTATCAGTATGCCTTTTCTAAGCCGGATGACTGGGTTCGCACGGCCTCCATCTCCATCGACCCGGCCTTTCAGGATGGGTTCGAGGATTTCGCGGATGAAGGGGACTATTGGTATGCCAATAGCGAAACGCTCTACATCCGCTACGTCTCAAGTGATGATGCTTATGGCTGGAATATAGGCGCCTGGCGTGAGCCATTCGCCCAAGCCTTTGCCTGCTATCTGGCCTTCCAATGCGCGCTGCCGTTAACCTCCGACAAGGGTAGCCGCAACGACCTGTTCAACCTCTCCAAGACCCTTCTGACAGAAGCCAAGACGCTCGATGCCGTCGATGAACGCGTGGCGATGTCACCCGCTGGGAGATTGGTGAAGTCCCGGCTGCGTAGGGGCTCGCTGTCTGGAACGAGGCGCGGGCTCTAGATGCCTCGTATCTCAACCTATCTGCATGCTCTCAATGTCGGGGTGCAGGACAAGAAGCATTTGCCGCGCGTCGATCTCGAACGCATGCGGCTTGCTGCGGAGACGCAGACCAATCTTATCCCGCTGACCAGTGGCCCTGCGTTTATGCGCCCCGGCCTTCAGTTTCTGACGACCACGGCCAGCAACAATGTGTGCCGGCTGAAGGAATTCGTATTCGGTGCAACCGATGCTGCGTTGCTAGAGTTCACGGACCAGGCATTCCGGGTGAAGGTCAATGATGTCCTCGTGACGCGGCCAGCCGTGACAGCGGTCGTGGCAACCGGCGATTTCTCATCCGATACCAACTGGACCAAGACGGCGACCGCTGGCGCTACTGTAACCATCTCCGGCGGCTATCTGAACCTCACAGCATTGGCTCGCGGCTCGCGCGCATCGGCATCGCAGACGGTCACAGTCAACGAGATCGGCACCGAACATGCGCTGCGCATCGTGATCGAGCGCGGCCCGGTCACATTGCGTGTCGGGTCAACCTCGGGCGGCGACGAGTATATCAACGAAACCATCCTCCGCACCGGCACTCACTCGCTGGCTTTCACGCCGTCTGGTGCTTCTTTCTACATCCTCTTCCAGTCGGAAGACCGGAATCTGAAGCGTGTCGACAGCATCACCATTGAAGCTGCTGGCATCATGTCGCTGCCGACAATCTGGCTCGCGGCCGATCTGGACAAGATGCGCTTTGCCCAGTCCGCAGACGTGGTGTTCATTGCCTGCGCGGGGTATCGCCCGCAACGTATCGAGCGCCGTTCAACCCGGTCGTGGTCTGTCGTTCGCTACCAGCCGAACAACGGGCCATTCACGCTGGGAACAACCCGTGATGTTTCGCTCACACCAAGCGTGACGGAAGGGAACGGCACCCTCACGGCATCTGGACCATTCTTCGATACGGACCATGTGGGTACGCTATTCTCCCTGTCCCATGAGGGGTTCAAGACCAGGACCCGGCTGGCGGGTAACGATCAATATACCGATGCCTTCAAGGTAACTGGCATCAACGGCGGCGAGTACAGCGACCGCGATTGGGACTGGACGCTTTCAGGCACATGGTCTGGGACGCTTCGCTGGTACCGGTCTTTCGATAGCGCCGACCAGGGGTACAAGCGCTTTCGCAAGGCAAAAAGCAGCGTCGTTGAAGACATCACGGCCAATGAAGGCCCGACCCAGAACGGCGACAGCGACGACAACGCCATCATCTGGTACAAGTTCGGGCTTGAGGGTGGCGCCTACACTTCGGGAACGGTTGTTATCGATGTCAACTATGACGGTGGATTTGGGTCTGGTGTGTGCCGCGTCGTGGGCTATACCAGCCCGACGCAGGTTGATATCGAGATCCTATCGGCCTTTCACGCGACGACCGCCAGCAAGGACTGGCGGGAGTGCGAATGGTCCCAGAACCAGATATGGCCATCTGCGGTCACTTTCGCTGAGGGGCGCCTTTGGTGGTCCGGCTCCGATCGTATCTGGGGTTCGGTTTCGGACGGCTTCGAAGACTTTGACGATGAGACCGAAGGGGACAGTGGTCCCATCTCGCGCTCGATCGCCACGGGCGGCGTGAATGATACTCAATGGCTGCTGCCCCTCCAAAGGCTCCTTGTCGGGACCGAGGGCGCGGTTTCAACCGTAAAGTCCTCATCGTTTGACGAACCGCTGACGCCAACCAATCTGACCATCAAGGATTCGTCCTCTACCGGCGCGGCGTCGATCGATCCTGCCCGCGTAGACAGCCGTGGACTTTTTGTGGACCGGTCGGGCAAGGCGCTTTTCGAACTGTCCTTTGATGGGCAGAGTTCGGACTACAACGCCACGCAGATGAGCAAGTTGGCTACGGACCTGTTTGCGTCCGGCGTGAAGGCTCTTTCCGTACAGCGCCGACCCGATACACGCATCTGGATCATCATGAACGATGGGTCGTGCGTGTGCACCGTTTACGAACCGCTACAGGAGGTCCTGGCCTTTATCCCTGTCGTGACAGACGGATCGTTCGAAAGCGTGGCAGTGCTGCCGGCGGCCGATCAGGACAGGGTTTACTTTGTCGTCAACCGCACCATCAACGGCTCGACGGTTCGCTATGTCGAGAAGATGGCGCTGGACACGGAAGTCAAGCCGACCACGCTGTGCAAGGTCATGGATGCCTTCAAGAGCGGGGTTAATTCTCCAGCCTCTACCATGATCAATGTGGGCACGCATCTGATTGGGGAAAGCGTGGTGGTATGGGCTGATGGCGCGCCATTGGTTTCGACCGCGAATGGCTACACGGAGCCGAACACCTACACCGTTGACGGAAGCGGCAACATCACTGTCGGATCGCCCGTTACAAACTGGGTTGCCGGCCTGCCATATTCCGCCAGGTACAAGTCTTCTAAGCTTGCCTATGGAGCCGCGCAAGGCACTGCCATGCTGCAAAAGAAAAAGGTCGATGAGGTTGGTCTGATCATGACCGATTTCGTGCGGGCCGGCATTCGCTACGGGTCGCAGTTCGATAACGATGAACGCCCGCTGTTCCCGATGCCGATCAATGAAGGGTTCGCCACCGCGCCCGCGATCGTGTTGAGCGACATCAACGATGAAGAGCCGTTCGTTTTCTCGGGCGAATTCAACACGGACAGCCGGGTTTGTATCGAGTGTGCCAGCCCGAACACCATGACGCTGATTTCCCTGGTCCTGACGGTCACGACAAACGGCTGATGCTTACGATCCATCCCGCCGACCCGCACCAGGTAGCAGTGGCCTTGGACGTTATTATCGATTGGCCGGCGGTTGCGTATATCGGGATTGATGACGGGGCTCTTGTCGGGTCAGGCGGGCTTGCCTGGGGCGGTGACAGATGTTGGCTGTGGTTCACGGTCCTTCATCCCAAGCCGGAATATGCACGCCCCGTGTTGCAGATGGCCAGGAAGCTCCTGCGCAAGGCCAAGCAGTTGGGTGAAGCATCCGTCTACACCATTCGCGACCAACAGTACGAGACCTCGCCACGTCTTCTGAAGCTGACTGGCTTCAAACTCCATGCGGTCGAGCAAGATCAAGAGGTCTACCGATGCGATATTTGAGGGGCTGCTGATGTCGGGACTTGAATTGATAGGCCTTCTCGGTACAGCCGTTTCCGGTGTGGGAACGATCGCGGCCGGCGCTGCACAGAAGAATGCCGCCGACTTCGAAGCCCAGCAGATGGATATGAAGGCCAAGGAGGAAGTGGCGGCTTCCCAGCGTGACGCGCTCCAGAAGAAGCAGGAGGGCGCCATTCTCAATTCGCGCGCCCAGGCGCTCGCAGCGGCATCCGGTGGTGGTGCTGGCACGGATGCTCCAACCATCGTCAAGCTCATGGGCCAGACTGCTGGTCAGTCACAGTACAACGCGGACAGCGCCATGTATGGTGGCTATTCGCGCGCGGCTGGGCTTAGGGATAGCGCCAAGGGCAAGCGGGCAGAAGGCAATGCCTCGTTGCTTGGATCAGTTTTCGGCGGCTTTGGCTCCATGGCCAAAGGCATCACAAGCACTTTCGGGTAACGCATAATGGCAAGACTGCCCAGCGCGCCTGACCTCAGCGGCCCGGAAAACATGCGGTCCGGCAGGGCTATTGCGTCCTACGATACGAGCGCGATCGGGCGCGGGATGGCCAGCCTTGGCGCTGATATCTCCGCAGCGGCCAGGCAGGAGCAAGATCAGCAGAACACGGTCGACATCGCCCGAGCTGAAGCCGAGAAGACCAAGGGTCTGTTGGACGTTCAAAACCAGTTCGCCAACGATCCCGGCTACGACACCTACAACAAGCGCGCTCCTGTCGCGACGGGCGAGGTGGTCAAAACTGCCGGCAACCTGATCCGCGATCCCAAGATGCGGGCGCGGTGGCTTATCGGCGCTGGTACGGACGCCGTTCGGGTCAACGATGGCATCAACGATCATGGCGTACAGGTTGGGCGAGAGGCGCAGACCGTAGCGTTTGACAATGCGCTTGAGGTGAACCGCCGGCTGTATGTCGATCCCAACACGCCGGATGATGTAAGGGCCAAGGCAAAGGCGGATATTGAAGGCGCGATCGAGGCCGGCAAGGCATCCGGCTTGCTCGACCCCAACGCGGCCGAGGCAAGGCGCAAGACCTTTATCGAGGATGCCGAGTTCAGCCGGGGCAAGCTGGCAGTCGATCAGGATCCGAGCATCATTTCGAAGCCGAAAGGCCCCGTTGCGGGGGTCGTAGCGGCGGCGGCCCAACGTCATGGTGTGCCGCCAGCAATCGCTCTTGGCATCGCCCAGATCGAAAGCGGTATGAATCCGAACGCCAAGGCAGGCACCTCTTCGGCGGGTGGACTGTTCCAGTTTGTGGATGGCACCGCAAAGCAATATGGGCTTGCCAATAAATTCGACGCCGAAGCCAATGCCGATGCTGGCGCCCGCTTCACGAAGGACAACATCGACGGGCTGCGCCGGGATCTTGGTCGCGAGCCAACCCCGGGTGAGGTCTATATCGCACACTTCGGGGGCTACGGCGTCGCGGAGAAAATCGGCGAGGCTTCAAACGACACGCCAACGAGTGCCATTTTTAGCCCGCAAGCTATCGCGGCCAATCGGTCGATCCTTGAAGGAAAGACGGCTGGTGATGTGAAAGCATGGGCCGATCGCACGATGGCCAAGGCCATGCATCAGGCCGGCGCAGGTGACAACCCGGATTGGTACAAGGCTATCTCCCCTGAGCAGCGGGCCGTCATCGACAATGAGGTTGACACCCGCAACAACCAGATCGCTGTTCAATCGCGCGCTGGCATCGATGTCGCCGTTACCAACGCGCCCGCTGCCATCCAGAACACAGGAACCTATACGGGCCAAGTGCCCAGCGCTGACCAATTCTTCCAGGCCTACGGGCCTCAGGAGGGCGCATCCCGGTACAACAACTTCGTAGCCTCGATGCAGACGAGCAAGCAGGCATACGACATGCGTACCATGTCCGCTGGCGACATCCAGACGATGGTCAACGCGGCCAAGCCCACCTCTTCCGGTGATGACGCGGCGCTTCAAACCGCGCGCTACCAGACGCTATCGCAGGCGGCAGACACCACACTGAAGGCCCGCGAAACTGATCCGGCAACCTATGTGCGCAATGCCTTCCCGGCCGTCAATCAGCAGTGGAGTGATGCTGCCGCACAGGGCAATTATCAAAGCGCCGTAGCAGCTTCGATCGCGGCACAGCAGCAGATCGGCATCAAGAACGTTCAGCCTTTGCCCAAGGAGATCGCCACGAATGCCGTATCGGTGTTCAAGGACGAGAACCAGCCGCAGGCCAATCGTATCGGCGCCGTATCCTCAATCATCATGGCGACGAACGATCCGGTTCAAAGGGGCAAGCTGTTCGAGCAGATGGTGAGCGAAGGGCTACCCGATCTCACTCAGGGAGCATTCGAGGCGCTTTCCCGTGGCGATCAGGGAGCGGCTAATCGCCTCTTCCAGGCTGCGATGACAGACCCGACCAAGCTTGCCGGTCAAGCCAAGGATGGCCAGAAACCGGCCGATATCGATCAGGCGGTACAGGCGTCGCTTATGGATCAGGGCCAGATCGGCGATATCTACTACGGCCTGTCGAACGGCACGGCAGAGAACTACACCCGCGCACAACGGGATTCGAAACTCATCAACAATGCCGTGAACCTTCGCCTTCGCAATGGCGAGACCATGGATGCCGCAATCGCTGGTGTGTCGAAAGACCTCTATGGCGATGTGCAGGTGGTCAATGACACTAACATGCAGATCCTTGTTCCGAAAAGCCAGGATGTGGCTGTGGTGCAGGCCGGACTTGAGGCGCAGTTGCCGAACGTCGAAACGGCACTGAAGAATGCCCTGGCTGTACCGGCAGATGCCAAGGTGGCCGATGGCACCAAAGCCATCATGACCGCAACCACGGAGAACTATATCCGGGATACGCTTTCGCAGGGCTATTTCCGCAACTCGGCAGACGGCTATGTGTTCATCGATCCCAAGACCTCGCTGGCGGTTGCCGACCAGAACGGCCAGCCCATCATCTTCAAGCCCGACCTAACCGTAAACCCGGCGAAAGCCAGTGGCCTGTCGGATTATCTGGGCAACGATGGCGGCTCCTATGTGTCGCCTGACACCAGCATAAGAGACCTCGCTAAATGAGCGGCGTCTACTCCATGACTGCTGGGCCTTCCTACACCGGGGCCAGCCGCCAAGACCTGTTCGATTCCGCGATGGCCCAGCCGCTGAGCCTGACCTCGACACTTGTTGACCAGGCCAAAGGTGGCATTCTCGAAAGCTTCGGTCTCGGGACCGCCATCCGTGATCTCGTCACGCCCCAAGGGGATACGCAGGGCAGCGTCGCGGAACCTCTGTACGGCATGGCAGCGATACCTGTTCCGGGAGCGTACAGCCTACTGAAGACCGGCGTCCAGTCCATGATGGATCAGGGCACCCCGCTGACTGAAGACGCCTACAAGGGCTCAGCGTCCTACCGGCAAGATATCCCCTGGGATCAGGGGATGACCGATACGCGCGCGGCATCTCTCGCGGCTGCCGATGATGCGAAGAAGGTGCGGGAATACTACGCGACCAAGCGGCCCTTCTCGTCGTTCATTGGGGCGATGGCGGGTCAGGCGCTTGATCCGGTCAATTATGTCCCGGTGTTTGGCGAGGCTGTCACGGCTGCTGCCATAGGCCGGTTTGGCTATATCGGGGGCAGGGCTCTAGTTGCTGGTGCTGATGCCGCATTGAACGCGGGCATTGCTGGTGCTGTCACTGCCGGCGAGCGCGGCAAGTTCGGTGACGATGTATCGTGGCAGGGCCTTATTTCGCAGATGGCCACAGCCGCCTTGATCGGCGGTGCGTTCGGTGCCGTTCATGGAGCCTTTGGGGGCCGCACAGACCAGCGTGCGATGTCAGAGGCAGAAAGCCGCCTCGCGACGCTTCGCACCACTCAGGAGGCTCGCATTGCCCTGAATGAGGGCATTGACGCCGTTGCTCATGGTGAGGACATCAAACTTTCGCCCAATGCGACCGAACCGATGGCGCGGGTGGCGAATGAAATCGGCAAGACACCACGCGCGGCGACTGTCCTAGATTCTGCCGGTGTGGCTCACGAGATTGGCGGCGGCTCGGTTCCTGAGCGCGGCTTGGCGGTTGCTAACCTATATGAGAACGGCAAGACATACATTGGCAAGCCCGGCGATCTGCATTTCTCGGTTGACGAGCGCTACCCGCATGCGTTGCGGGGCAACCCTATCGATACCGGATTTGTTACGCCAGATGGGCAATACCTCACCCGAGCCGAGGCGCTATCCTGGGTCAATGCCAACGAAAAGACTGTCAAACCGGCATCGAACATGGACGGGCAGTTGGACGCTCTCGACTATCGTCAACAGGTTCCATCTGATCAGAAGAAAATAGCCGGCGACCTCTCGACCAACCCGACAAAATACAAGGGCAAAACGGTCGCAGCGGTCAAGATAGGCGACAAGATATTTACTGGTGACATGCACGCTGACGCCTTGGATAAGGCTGTCAGGCAATTCGGGGCCGATAGTCCTGAAATCAAGGCGTTCGAAGCGTTGGGCGATCCATTGCAAGCCATCGGGATTTTGGAGCAGGGGCGCGGGTTCCGAACTGGTATTTCTGGCGACAAGGGCAAGTCGATCGGCGAGAACCTGCTTGAATCGAAACGCAAGCAGAGAATGGATTCGGTCAATAGTCCAGTTTCCATTCGCCCAATCGATACCACGCCAGCCCGTCCAGAGCCGACGCCCGAGGGTATCAAGCAGGCCGCCGCCTCTATCGCCAAGCCGGAAGACGCCAAGAACCTTGCGGAGCAATACCGTGTCGATCCCAACACAGGCTCATTCGCCGAAGAAGGGGAAGTGGCTCAACTCGCTGCCGAGGGCCGATTGACCGAAGAAGACACCGCGACAATGGCTCAGGCTCAGGCTGATTACGAAACTGGCTCTGCATTCGCCGAAGCCTTGAGGAGCGTGGCAGGGTGCCTGATATGAAAATCCGCTACAAGATCGGCTCCGATTGCTTCAATGCGGCCAACGCTGCGTCGGGCGAAAAGCTCAATCGCGAGGAGATCGAAGCCGCTTTCCAGCGCATGGCAGAGTACAAGGCCAGCCTCCAGGCATCCGGCAACATCGACAATCTTGGCGAGAAGCTGAAGTCCTTTGCCGAGCGCGAAGCGGAGCGCACCAAGGTTGCAGCAGCCCTTCAGAAGCGGCATGCAGCGCTGAACATCCTTGTCCGTGATCGGTTGGACCAGACTGTCACTGGCTATATCAAGGCCGGCATGTCGCCGAAGAAGGCGTTGCTTGCGGTGCTTGAGGGTACGCAGAAGGGCGTTGAGGGTGGCCGCAACTCCGTCAATGCGCTGAACGGTGCTTACGAAGCCCGCTATATCGGCGGCATGTTCGCAGAAATGCAGGCTGATGCGCCACACCTGATCCATGCTCTCCGGGACAAGCGCCTTGATGCCGACATTCTGCGCGAGATGGCGGAACTGAAAGAGGGCGGCAACCCCGGCATCACTGGCAACAAGGATGCCCAGTACGCGGCGAAGGTGTTTGCCAAATACGCAGAGCTGAGCCGTACAGATTTGAACAAACTCGGAGCATCTATCGGCAAGCTCGATGGCTGGGCCGGAGCCCAGACCCATGACGATATGAAGATGATTGCAGCCGGCAAGGAAGCATGGATTGCGGCTGTCCTTCCCAAGCTGGATCTGGCCAAGACATTCCCGGATATCGGATCATCCCTCAAGGACGCAGAGGAAGCCCTGGGTGGGATCTACGATACGATCATCACTGGCTTTCCCAACAAGCCAACGCCCAAGGAAAAGGGCCAGCGCGTAAACCCGGCCAATCTTGCAAAATCGCTGGGCAAGTCCCGCGTTCTGCATTTCCAGGATGCTGAGGCATCATTGGCCTATCGAGACCAGTTCGGCTACGGCAACACTGTCTCGGGGATGGTGGCGCATCTCAGGTCGGCGGCAAAGGTTGCGGCCAACATGGACGCGCTGGGGCCAAACCCGGAAGTCATGTACGGTGCACTAGTTGATGGGCTGAAGCGGACGATCAAGGAAAGCGCCGATCTCGCCCCAGCAGAGAAGACGAAGCAACTCAAGAGCCTAACGCTAGACGGCGGCGCACTGCGTGACGCGCTCGACATCTCCACTGGCCTTATCTCGCGGCCTGTCAACACGACCGTGGCCAAGATCGGCGGCGATATCCGTGCCGTGCAATCCATGGCAAAGCTTGGTGGCGCCATCTGGTCCTCCATGACCGACACAGTAACCGGTGGTCTTGCCTCGCAGTTTCGCGGCGGCGGGTTTTTCAAGGGCTTTGTCGCCCAGGTCGATGGCGTTCTGCATGGCCGCCCCAAGGGTGAGCAGGCGGAAATCTCGTATCTGTTGGGGGAGGGGTTTGACGGGCTTATTGGCCACATCGTTTCGCCGTCCGCTGCCGTGGATGGGCCTGTAGGGCGCCTGTCGAAGATGCAGGAAACGTTCTTCCGCTGGAATGGCCTGTCATGGTGGACAGACATTCAACGCGCCTCAGTGGGCCGAATGATCTCGGCAGAGATGGGCATGCGGGCAAAGACTGCCTTCAACGATCTGCCGGCCAATTACAAACATGTGCTTGGCCTGCACGGCATCACCGAACCGAAGTGGGAGGCCATCCGCAAGGCCGAGTTTCGCGAACTCAACGGCAAGTCCTATGTGACGCCCGACCGCATTCGCGCATTGCCGGATGAAGCCTTGGCTGGATTGGGCAAGAGCCACGAAGCCGCGCGCCACGATCTGGAAATGTCGGTGCTGAAATTCTTTGCTGATGAAACCAGCTATGGTGTGATTGAGCCTGATGCGCGGTCTCGCAGAACGACCACATGGGGCACGCGACCCGGCACGCTGGCGGGCGAGGGCATCCGCTTCGTGATGCAGTTCAAAGGCTTCCCTATAGCTTTCTCGCAACGCACGCTTGGGCGGGCGGCTTTCGGCTTCCGTCAGGGGGCGAGGCTTGATCAATTCATGCACTTTGGGACACTGCTGACCGGCCTGACAATGGCTGGCTATGCCGCGATGACGATGAAGGATCTTTCGAGAGGATACTGGCCGCCCCGCGATCCATTTGACCTTAAGACGTTGGAGGCAGCGTTTATCCAAGGTGGCGCTGCTGGCATCTATGGGGATTACCTCTTTGGCCGCGTCAATCGCTTTGGTTCGGGTATAGCTGAAACCGCCATGGGGCCGGCGATCGGTTCGGCCTTCGATGCTGCAAATCTCATTCTGAAGGCGAGGGATGCCGGGCTGGACCCGAAGGAAGAGGTCAAGCTTGCCGATTGGATCAATTACGCGACGCAGAACACGCCTTATGTGAACCTATACTGGACGCGTCCGGTGCTGGATTACCTGTTCCTCAACTCAATGCGGGAAGTGGCATCGCCGGGCTTCCAGGCCAAGACGGAATCGAAGCGCCGCTCTCAGTACGGGCAGCACAATGTGTTTCCGAAAAGCCTCCAGCCGTTCAACTGAGGAATAGGGCTACAGCCCCGCCGATGGCGGCAACGCCAATTATCATCTGGAACCACCGCTTTAGCAACAGATCGGCATCTGATTTTCCAGATGCGATGTAGCCAGCGCCCCAGACAAAGCCTGCGAGCCAAACTGCAAATACCGCAATCGGATGGATTTTAAGGCCGAGAGCGCCCCCAGCCATCAATGACCATGCGCTAATGAAAGTTACGAAGGCAAGCAATTGCCGGTTGTTCGATGACATCGGCGCGCACGTAACCCGAAAACCGAGAATTTAGCAAGGCCACTCCTAACCGAGTGGCCTTTTCCATGAGGACGACATGACCAGCATCCAGATCGACATCAAGGACGGCTTGTCGTCTTCGACGGCAATCAAAGGGCCTTGCCGGGTAACGACTACGGCCAACATCGCGCTCGTTGGTGAGCAGACTATTGATGGCGTGGCCGTGGTCACTGGCGATCGTGTGTTGGTGAAGGATCAGACCACGGCGTCGGATAATGGCATCTGGATCTGTGACACTGGGAACTGGCGCCGGTCGAAGGATTTCAACAAGACCAAGGACGTGGTCAAGGGCACGCAGATCCTTATTACGTCCGGCACTTTGTACGCGTCGAGTGGCTGGTACCTATCGAGCCCAGACCCGATCTCAATTGGCTCGTCCAATCTGGTCCTCACCCAAAACGTATTGTTGAACGCTGCCCAACTGATCGCGCTTGAGGCGGCAGCGGAAGCGTCGGCAAACGCAGCGGTGGCAGCGGAGACGGCGGCAGAAACAGCACAGGGCGGGGCAGAGGACGCCCGCGACGAAGCCCTGGCGGCAGCGCTAGCGGCTAATGGGACCGTGCCTGTCGCCAACAGGACGGCGCTCAAGGCACTTTCCACGCCAACCAAGAAGACCGCCATCATCTATGCCGAGGGCGGACGCAACGGCACATTCGCCTTTACGAGCGGAGACCTGTCCGCCCTTGTCACCTCGGACCCACTGGAAGGTATCTATGTGGCGCCAGCCAGTGCCCCCACAGGGGCCAGCGGTGCGTGGGTCCGCCTAGCCGGCTGGCTTGTTCAGGGTGCGGATGCACGTTGGTGGGGAGCGACGAATGACTACAACCCGACTACAAAGGCGGGAACGTCTATTCACACTGCTGTCAATGCTGCCTTCGCCGTCGTGCCGTGGGTTGTTCTTCCTGCCGGACCGATGCTGCTTTCCGACAAGATTACGTTAGACGCGACGGGTCTAAATCCGAAGAAGCTCACGGGAGCCGATCGGCGTTCCTCGCTTGTGTATATGAATAGCGGGTTCAACCTCGCTGCCACGGCGGCTCTCAATCTAACTGGTACGCCGAGCAACGACACGGAGTTGCATACGCTGCGCAACTTCACGGTTATTTGCCAAGATCAGCCCGACGACCCAAACATCGCTAATTATGTGCATTATCCTCCGGTTATTTCGTGCGTCGATCAATCGAACGTGAACTTTTCCAAGCTCCACATCCGTGAAGCCTATATCGGCATCGACATGACCGGGAACTGTGGTGGCATGGATATGTCCGACATAGAATTGTCAGCCTATTTCAAGGGTATCAAGGTTGACGGGTCTACGAACTCGGTCAAAATAGACAAGCTGATGTGGTGGCCGTACGGCTTTCCCCAGACAGCCAACAAGCGGGCCGTCTATGCGACAGCGCGCGGCCTCGAAATGTTCCGCTGCGATGACTTCCACTTGTCCAACAGCCTTATGTTCGGGTCAACGCAGGCTCTATACATGAGCAGTAGTGGGCTAGGCTCCACCTTCGGTACGGCTGTGAACGTAGACTTTGATGATCGCGGCGGGCTTGTCATGACTGCGGGCGCCCTATTCGCCTCCAGTTGCTATTTCACTCTCGGCAAGACCGATAGCCAGTTGGTGAACCAGTCTGGCGGCGTTCTGGCAATCACCAGTTCGCAGTTCGGTGTCGCGGCGCAGAGTGCTATCGGCAAGGCCATCCAGATCACTGGCGGCGAGTTCCAGTTGACAGGGAGCCACGTCAATTGCGGCAATTTCGATGATAATATCATCAGCGCAACCAATGCCTCGTCGGTCATGATCGGCGGAAACAAGTTCGTCCGAACTGACGCCATAACGTACGCAAATCCGGTTATTATCGCCAGCGGGACCGGATTGAGAGCTACGATAGTTGGCAACCAGGCCAACACGTTCGCGTCAGGTTCATCGGAGTTCGTGCGTATTGGCGGCTCTATGTCTGGTGTTGTCGCCCACAACGACACGCCGTTCTCCGGTGCGGTAGGTTGGACCTATACGGGCAACCAACTGCTGCCGAACGTCATCTTCGCCAACAACACAGGCAGGAACGGCAATCGTAGCGAGACGATCTCCGTGTTGGCAGCTGACCGCGCCGGAGCCGACGTAGCGACTGTGCAGAACGTTTTCGCCTCCACTGAGGACGAACTGACGGTTGATGCCGAAACGACCTATGAATTTGAAGCCCAGTATATGCTGTCTCGCGCGGCCGGGACGACATCTCATACGTTTGCGACACTCTTCGGCGGAACGGCCACAATCACGACAATCGATTACATCGCCGAAATCAGCAACCCGACAGGAGATGTTTTGTCCGCGCTGCAGAGTTTGCATGTCACCGCCGCCACCGCCGCCGTACTGACAGCGGCCAACACATCGGCGACGGAATACATCATCTGTAAATTGCGAGGTGTGTTCCGGGTCAGCACAGCCGGGACAGTGATCCCACAGTTCCAGTATTCCGCCGCCCCTGGTGGGGCGCCTACGATCAAGCGCAATTCATTCTTCAAGGTGAAGCCGATTGGTCTGCGGACGATGGTTGCAAATGGAGCCTGGTCTTAACGGTTGCAAAGGATAGCCTGTGGTGCGAAGAACTAGCCATGTCCATTGTGAATCGCATTTCACTTGTCGCCGGTGCCGCCGCCGCGCTCGTCGTGGTGGTCCTTATCATTGGCCATGGCAGAACAATAAATAGGGGAGCGACTGGCTGCGTCTCGCAGGCACAGAAAACTCTGCCGGCCGGATCGTGGTATTCGACCGTCTGCCCGGGCTTCTGAAGTGTAAAACTGGCCACATGCGATCGCTGACATTTATATGGGCAACCTGCCTGTTCCCGATCGTGCTGCTGTTCAACGGTGCCGTGCCTGGCATCATGGCGCCCACAACCGGCCAACTGCTTTGGGTGACCGGCTTCGCTCAATCATTTGCTCGAGATAGTTCGCTTTACGTTCACAACTTCGGCCTGCCGAACCCAGCAGCAATGGCGTTCGGGCTATCCATCGCCTTTCCCCAAGCGATCCTCATCGACCTCGGCATTCGACCCACAACAGCTTACGTCGCCGTGGTCGCCTCATGGCTCGCTGTTGGATACTGGGGTGCATATCAGTTTGCACGGTGGCTTGGTGCCGGCCGGCCTGGATCTGTCATGAGCGCGCTGGTGTGGTGCACTCTGCCGATCATCTGGGTTCACCAGGGCTTTTCAGCAGTTGCGACGGGTATGGTCATTTTGCCATTCACGCTGCTGTTTGCCTTCAGAATCAGTCATGGCGACACTCGCCTGGTTACTTGCGCTAGCTTCGTTGGGGCCTGCTTGATCGCCGTCTTCATGGACGGCTACACCTTCATGATGATGGCCGTAGCCTCCGTGCTGACCGTGGCTTGGCAAAGTTTTCGCGACCGTCCCGGTGGGGGTCATGGCCTTCGGCGCTTTGTCGCGATAGCGTGTGGCCTCGGCGGCGCCTATGTCACGTATGCATTGTATCAAGGGCGGGCGGACTTTGGCGGGTATCCGATCGAGTTCTTCCGCGCCTATGGCGTCAACGTCGAATTCTTTTTCACGCCAACCAAGGGGGTCATGGCGCTTCCCGACCTTATCGGGTGGGGCAAGGATCGTGCGGCATCAATGTATTTCGGCGATCCGTCCGTGTACTTGGGGACATTCGCCGGGGCGCTAATTGGGCTTGCCGCTTTTGCCGTTCTGACAAGGAGAGTTAAGCCCGAGCATAGGACCCTGTTTGCGTTGATCGCTGTCTTCGCATTCTGGATGGCGCTGGGGCCGACCCTGAAGCTGTTTACGCATCGTCCTGACGGCCTCGATAATATGATGCCGGCTGAGTATGGGTGGTTTTCGACAGGCAACGGCTGGTTGATGAACCTGCCCGGGTTTGCAAGCATGCGTGCAACGTATCGCTGGTCAGCGCTGGCCTTCTTTGCATGCTGGGCGCTCGTCGTCTCGCTGATTGCCAGCGGCAGATTATCCATGAGAGCCCGAGCTGGATTGCTGTTGGGCCTGTTTGCTTTCAACATTCCGGTGCCGTCGCAGTTTTCAATATACATGACATCCAAGGACAGCGTCGAAGCGATGGTGGCCGAGGTGTCATCCTGGCGCACGAACTTCCGCTCTGGCGAGCTGGTGGCATTCCTGCCCTACGGCAACGACTTCCTGGCTAATGTGGCGGCGAACGAGCTTGACGTCCGCACGTACAACATAGGCGGCGACAAGAACCAGCAAGCGGCGCAGCAATCATGGCCCGCCGAAATGAGTGTCTTCCCCTTTGGGCAGCAAGGGCAGGACTTTGCCAAGAACGTGCAGGCCCTTCTCGATAGCGGGAAGGTTGATGCCGTCGTGTTTCCCTATTTCGATATGCTGTGGGCGCCGCACTTCTGGCCGGCGATCGCCGATGATGACAAGAACGATCTGGAGCCAATCGCCCGTCTGATCGACGCGCTTCCAGGATATGATGTGGTCTACGCCCCGCACTATGCCCTGATCCGAAAGCACTAAATAGTTAGCCAGATTTAAACCAACTCGTCCGGACGCCAGCCTGCGTCACCCGTATCCATTCGCCTGACATAGGCTCTCTACCTAGCCCATCCTTCACCGGTCCAAAGGTCTTCGCGGCTTCAGCATCGCTAGAAGCCTGAACCTCGGCATGCCTGATGGCTTTGCCGTCGCGCATCATCTCGACTGTGTATCCCATCAGCCGACCATAGCCAAAGAGCCATCACATGCAACTCGTCTCCAACTGGAAGGCTGTCCTTCAGCATGCCTGGAGCATCCGCCTCATGCTGCTTGCTGGGGTTCTCTCTGGCGTAGAGGTGGCGCTCCCCCTGATTGACGGGCTGTTCCCTATCCCGCGCGGTGTCTTCGCAGGGCTGTCCGGGCTTGTGGTCTGCGGCGCCTTCATCGCCCGCATTGTCGTCCAATCCAAGGTTTCTGGAGGTAATACCAATGAGCCGTCTTAAAAAAGGTGGCGTAGCCGCTGCCTTGGCCGTCTCGCTTATCGGCGGGTTCGAAGGTCTTCGCCAGAATGCCTACCCTGATCCGGCAACGGGTGGCAAACCATGGACCGTCTGCTATGGCGAAACCCTCAATGTCCACAAAGGCGACTACCACACGATCGCCGAATGCAAGGCCATGCTGGTGGACAGCCTTCAGAAGTACGCCAATGGCATTTCCGCCTGCACCACGGTCCCAATGCCGGATGACCGGTTCGTAGCCTTGGTATCGTTTGCCTACAATGTCGGTGTAGGCGCGGCCTGCAAATCCAGCGTGGTCCGGCTCATCAACCAGAACCGCACGCGGGAGGGCTGCGATGCCCTAATGCAGTGGAACCGGGCTGCTGGGATCGTCTTCCCCGGCTTGACCAAGCGCCGCGCCAAAGAGCGCGAACTGTGCCTGCGGGGCCTCTGATGCGCACCACACTCCTCCTCGCTGCTGGCGGCCTGTTCACGGTCGCTGCATTGGCCATTCTATTTTGGAGTTGGCTCGCATGGCCCTCGTAACCATCCTGAAGACGCTGTGGGCGTTCGTCGGCGGTAATACGCTCATCACCTATGCCGTCATCGTCGCGCTCGCTGGCGGGGGCATCTGGGCATGGTCCGCGCACCGCTACAACGAAGGCTATTCGGCCGGCGAGACCCACGAACGCACAGCTTGGCAGAAGCAGCGGGACATCGATATCGCGGCCCGCGAGGCCGAACGCAAAGCCACACAGGCCGAGATCGACCGGCTTACCGCAGAGCTTCAACTCGATGCCCAAAAGCGCAAGGACGAGCAGGCTGATGCCGATCTCAACAAAGCTCTGGCGGCCACTCCGGGCGGCAAGACCATCTGCCTGCCACGCAAGGTTGCTCGTGCGCTCGACAAGGCTGGGAGGTAGGCCATGAACAAGCTCGCGATCCTTTTCGCATTCCTGTTCCTTTCGGGGGTTACTGGATGCCAGACGCTTTCACGGGACAGTTCCCCACCGCCAACGCCGGCACAGATATCCAAGGCGCTGAAGAAGCTTTGCGACCGACTCGGCAACATCCCCGACCGCGACCTTTCCCGTGACGATCTGATCCGGCTTATTGCCCAAGAGCGCAAGTCGCACGGCGCTTGCATCCGCAAGGATGACAAACTGGTCAAGGCCGCCGAAGCCCTCGAAAAGCAGGGGCAGAAGCCATGACGCCGCCAAAGCACCGAACGCCCGCCTCCAAGGGCTTTACCGACGTCCAAAAAGTTGAACTCGCCGCCATCGTGGATGAGGCGGTGAAACGGGCAATGGCGCCCGCGATCCGCGCCGAACTCAAGGATGCTGGTCTTCGTCTTGATGGCGATGTCAACCAGATGGCGGCAGGAGCAGATTTTATGTTTCTACGGCGCATGAGGACAATCTTCGAAGGCGCGAGCGCGAAAATAGGCGGGGCAATCATCCTCGCAGTTGTCAGCGGGATTGTCTGGCTGCTCGTCATCGGCTCACAGGCGTTTTTCAGCAAGCCGTAGTCAATAAACCACTAATATTCCGTGGGAAAATCACCGTTTCATTTGCTATTTAGCAGAAACGATACGACACTTTTACAAGCAAATCAACGCGAACTTGTCATCTTTTAAAACAAAGGTGGACTGAGATGAAAGAGAATTTGCCTGCCTTCTTGCTTCTTGGCTGCATGGGTATTGCGTCTGCTCTCATCGTAATTGGAGTTGTCTGCCGAACAATCGCACTTCATCCTGACGCTTTGGGGTTTTTGCCATGATCTCGCCTCGGTTCTTCTGGCTGGCTGTGCTTATCGGCCTCCTCGGTCTTTTCCTAGTCGCCTCCTGTAATCAGCGCCCTGTCGCCGAAGCGGCTGCCGCGCCAGTCGAAAAGCCTTTCACTACGGTTCGCATCGATATCACCAAGGAGAAGGGTGATGGCCACGGCTCCGGCGTAAGCCTCGGTCATGGTGTTTTTCTCACCGCCGGCCATGTGACCGAGGACGCGACAAGCCTGACGGTCAAAACACGCGCCGGTAAGTCAGGGACGGCCGAAGTCCTCTGGTCAAATCATGCCTATGACGTATCGATTATCTACGTCGAAGCTCTGAAGGATGAGCCTGGCTCTCCCATGGCTTGCGCCGCAACGACCATCGGCGAAGACATCACCATTGTCGGGAACCCGCTCAACACCGAGTTCGCGACATCGTGGGGCCGCATCTCCAGCCTCGAAAAGACTGGTCTTGAAAACCTTGACGGCAAGGGGCTGTGGCGCTCGCTCGTCACTATGGATGCAACGGCAGCTCCGGGGGTTTCTGGTGGGCCCATCTTCGACAAGGACGGCGAGATTGTCGGCATCCTTGTTTCCGGCGCCGTGAGTGATCGGGGTACGTTCGGGTATTCCTACATGGTCCCCAGCACTGCAATTTGCCGCCTGCTCGGAAGGGCATAAAGATGACCCTCCCATACCGTCTCTTTGTCGCCAACACGGCCGGAGCCTGCCTTCTCATCTGGTGCTACTGGCTAGGCTATATCGCTCGCGTCACTGAAGGTGACATAGCCCACATGGCCGAGATCATGGCCGGGCTGTTTCTCATTGGTCTGATCTCGACATTCCGCATTGCCTTCAAGGTCGAAGCCATCCGCGACAGGGCAGACTACACAGCCAACGGGCGGCTTAAGAGCATCCGCGCGCTTATGATCAAGTCGAAGCACCTCATCGTGTTTTCGAGCACCCTGTTCATCCTGAGCATCATCGGGAATGCCATAGGCATCAAGGCGATGTTCCACGGCATTGACCCGTCTGTTCTGGCATCGCCGGATGTCGGGGCGAAGCTTGGCCTTCAGGTCATGGGCGGCGCCAGCATGACGTTCGGCTCAACCATCATCGGCGCGTCGCTGCACATCTGGACGATCCTGAACGCCATGATGCTCTACACGGAAATGTCGCTTCTCGAACTGGAAGCCATGTAGATGGGGGCGCCATATGAGATCGCCGAGCCGGCTGGCGGGTGGAGGACGAAGGAAAGTTTCTCCGCAGAGGAACGCGCAAAGCTTTTGCCCATAGCCGAAACCCTCGCAATGCTGGACGGCAACGCCTTCTTTACCTTCGATGGTTGGGCCGACATGTATCTCCCAGAAGCGGATGCCCTCTACAAGTCGAATGGCGGTGACGGTGGATGGGCCGGCGAGGCTTCTTTTGCAAAGCCCTTCGTCAAGAAGGAAGCCGCCTGATGGACGAGCCGTCGAAATGGCCGTTCGGACAGATCGACCTGCTATTTTCGTTCGTAGGGCTTGTGCTGGCGATCCTGTTCTTTGCGCTTCTGAGCATGAACCCGCCAGCGAAAAAGGCTACCGAAACCCTCCCACCTCCCGGCAACATCGCCGTGCTGATGTGCTGGCCTCAGGGCGCCACTGACGTCGATCTCTGGCTAGGCGCGCCCGGTGATAAATCAGTCGGCTACAGCAGGAAACAGGGCCTCGTGTGGTCCCTGCTGCGTGATGACATGGGCACCGTCAACGACGCGAGTCCGGTGAATTGCGAGAGTGCTTTTGCCCGCGCCACGCCAGCCGGCGAATATATTGTCAACATTCATGGATACAGCCTGCCCGAAAGTGTCAACGTACATGTTGAAGTTTCGCTGAACGGGCGCCTGCTGGTGTCCACTGATATGGCACTCAAGCCCAAGCAAGAGCGAACTGTCATCCGCTTCACGCTGGACGGGAAGGGCGACATCGTTCCCGGCTCGACCAATCAAGTCTATGTGCCTCTGAGGTCCGCGTCATGATGTGGGCCGCTATCGCCTTCCTCACATTCTTCGCTGCCTGCCTGATCTTCAGTGCGGTGGGCCTTTGGTATCTGGGTGACGAATGACCGCTCTCGCCGTAGTCGGAAGTCGAGCGTTCTCAGATGCCAGGAAACTGGCAGAGGTGCTATCTGAGCTAGCCCCGACGAAAGTCATAAGCGGCGGAGCTAAAGGCGCAGACAGCCTAGCAGAAACATGGGCGCGTCGGAACGGTGTTGAGACACAAATCTTCCTTCCGCAGCACAAACTCTATCGGCATCCATACCACCATAGGAACCGTCTGATCGCCGAAGCCTGCGACCATCTTATCGCCTTCTGGGACGGCCACTCCACGGGCACCAAATACACAATCAACTATGCTCGACGCATCGGGAAACCAGTTACGATTGTGAGGTTCTGATGACCCTTCTCGCCTCAACTTGGCTCGGCCTCGCGGTCCTTCTCTGCACCTTTGCATGGTTCGCCAAACGGCGAGTTATCGGCCTTTCTCTGCCAATTGCCGTGTGCCTAGCGGCCCTCGCGGTCTATCTCCCCACAGGTACCCCGCGCTTCACCACGCCGCCCAAAGGTGATTACGCCGTTGTCGGTGCGGATATCCAGGTCAATGTAGCCATCTATGTCCTGCTCAAAGAGGGCTCCGGTCCTCCGGTGTTTTACCGCCTCAAGTACACCAACGAAGCGGCAAACCAGCTTCAGCAGGCGCTTGACGGTCAGGCTGGCGGCGGGCCCGGCGTTAAGGTCAAGATCGGCGAGGACGGCGGCCAATCCTACGATGGCGAGCCCCCTGTAGCTGGCGAGCCGCCCAAGACGCCAGAAGCCCCGGCAATCTCTCTCCCATAATCCCCCGAATACTCCAACAGATCGGAGACCGTGATGGCGCAAGCCAAACTATCGGCCGAGCTTGCAAAGCAGGCCATCGACGCCGTAAAAGCCCATAATGGAAATATAACTCACGCCGCCGCGTCCCTAGGCATAGCAAGGGGCACCCTTCAAAACCGGTTGCGTTCGGCGAAACTTCCCCCGAAGCCAGAGCCTACCCCTATCGAAGCCCCTTCCGCAATCGAAACCAGAGACGCCAATTTCTGGCGAAACAAAGCCAAGGCAGCCGAGAAGCAAGCCGCCGAAAGCGAACACATCCTTCGCGAAATGGCCGGTATCTTCCCGCGCCCGATCAACATGCCGGCCTGGGCATTGCCAGATGGCAGCGACCGGGGCAGGGCGGTTGGTCTCATCCACCTGTCAGACCTTCATTGCGGCGAGGTCGTCAGGCGCGAAGAAGCGGCCGGCTTCAACGAATACAATCCCGAGATATTCCAGCGCCGGTTGCGGCGCATGATTGATGCCTCAATACGCATCCTTCCCCGCTGGTCCTCCGATTGCGACCTGAAGGGCGTCGTCGTGGCGCTGAATGGCGACCTCATCTCTGGCGATATCCATGCCGAGCTGCGAGAGACGAACGCCCTCACGGCTCATGAGCAAGTGGCGCTGGCCACAGATGAGATCGCTGCCGGCCTCAAGATGCTGGCCGACAAGTTCGGCGCCGTGCTGGTGACGGTCACGCCCGGCAACCACGGGCGCACGACCGAAAAAACCCACGCCAAGCGCATGTCGGCGCTTTCCTATGATATCATGATCGGGAATATCCTGGCCCGCGAATTTGCCGGGGATGATCGGATCACGGTCAACACCGCTTCCGGCGCCGATATCGTGTTTCCGCTGTTCGGCTGGTCGGTCCTTCAGACGCATGGTGATTCCATGGGCACAGGAGGCGGTCAGGGCTTTGCCGGTCCAGAGCTTCCCATTGTGCGCGGTGGCAAGCGGATCAAGCTGTCAGGCTTCGCCACGGGCGAGCGCTACGACATCATCCTCACAGCTCACTATCATACTTCTTCGAACCCCGGGACGGTGCTGGCGAACGGTTCGCTTGTCGGCTACTCGGAATACGCCGTGCGCATCCGTGGCCTTCCTGAGCCTCCGCAGCAATGGCTGGCGTTGGTTCATGAGAAGTGGGGCCTTCGTGAGCGCGTTCCTGTCGTGTTGGAAGATCCATCCCCGCCGCAGCGTCCTCGCATCAGAGTTCCGGCCGGGATGATGGCAGCATGA